TCAAGATTCTAGTTTTTTCTCCAGTCAAACCTTGAAGCCATAAAAACTCTGCCTCTGGTGCCTCTAATCCATGCTTGACTGGATACAAAGTGTCAGTTGCACAAAGATCTGAAATTTTTGTAGTGGGTCTGACATTTTCATAATCCATATTGTAGATAGCAGAGCTAAATCTAAGTTCTTTAGTCTTACTGTATGGTGGCTCGTTAACAAAAGCTGGATGATCGGCTCTTACATATCCCCCAGTGGCGTCTACAGAAGCCCAAGATTCTCTTGTGCAAATACACCACGGACACCCGCTAGTTGGTCCCGGATGTCTGGTTCCTGCAAGTACCTCATTACATCTTTCGAGTGCGGATGTGGAAAGAACCACATTTCCACTAGCGCCAGCAACATAGATACCCGGATATCTAAATTGCCACCCAAGGTGTATTAGACCTTGTGGGTAATTAAATACCAGATCAGATATTCTTGTTCTTTGTTCTATGAAAAGAGGTACATAAATTATTTTGTTGTATGGAGGATGATATAATACCTCATAAAAACTCTTCCACACTTCGTTTGTGTTCCCGTTCTGACCATTACAGGCCCACGGACTTGCATTGCTACCATTTATCCTAAAATTGGTATGGACCGTGGGATCCACTCCACAAAAAGTAAGACCTATCTCAGGATTCTCTGAAAAATATGGTTGATAAGATGATGGACTTGTCGTCATCTTAAGCCAAAAATACAAACCAACACTGTCATCCATACCACCCAAATAATGTCCGGGTCCTATAGGAAAAGCCCCGCTGCGGCCACCCGAGTCTTTACCTGCCATCATTTCTTTTGGTCTGTGTGTAAAGGAGACTCCCTGAATATTGATACTTTCAACTTCTATTGGTGTATCAAGACTAAGTTCTCCTACTGTTCCAACACTCAAACCAGATACTTCATTACCGTATAAATCAGATTTATATAAAATATTATTTACTGATTCTCCACGAAAAACTTCTCCGCCAGTTCCACCAGTAATCGTTATGCTTTGTGTGAACTCTTTTTTGAAGACTTCGGTATTCGGGAAAACAGTTACAGTTTTATTTACATTTTTCCTAATCATGTTTCATCCTCATTGTCGTATCGAACAAGAAATACTGGAGTTGCCTCTTGAATTGCTCCACCCAGATCCTCAGAAATCCAAGGGAACCCATTACTAAAGGAATTTCCATAGCCTGATCGATCAGGTAAACGAGCACCATGACTAGCTCTATGGTGCTGTGTACTAAGAACATCATAAGGTCCAATGGCTGTCAATCCCTCGCCGCCCAATCCTTCTGCTAGAAGAGTTCCATCTCTATATCTTTTCTCTGTGTCTAAGTCAGCGGTATAACCTTTACTATAGTCAACCATTTTAGTCATTTCATAGTGCCATGAATACATGGTGGGGGCATTTTCGTTATTGAATGATGCCATAACTCCGGGAAAAGTGGTAACAACAAACCGTGTGTTACCAAAAAGTTTATTTTGACTTCCTGAGAAAGCTCTTTTATCTGCAACTCCACCAAAAAGAAGCTCATCGGTATTCGTAAAGGAATGAGCCGGTAAATAAAGCATAGAGAATGCAGGACATTTTTGACCATCCACATCAACAAAGTAAGCGTGTGATTGAAAATCAAACCAGGTCCACAAATAACCACCATTTTTGCAGTAATTTTTAACATCTCTGTTTGTAAACATACTAGCTACAGTGGGCAGAATATTATTAATACTAGATTGGAAATCATTAGAACCTGATATTCCGAGAGATTCACCTCCGAATGCCATTCCATTAATATCATTAAAATCAAAATCTTTTGGTATAGACCCATGTCCGATAGAACTTCTTAAAGTCCCCTGCATCAGTCCGGTATAATTTTGTCCCACTAGGAATCCATCTGCTGATGTACCACTGACTCCTGATGGAATTAAACCACCAGGTCCAGTTGATGGACCAGTGAACCCAACACCACCCGTAGTAGAATGAAACCCATACACACTAAAACCAGTTTCGTAAGGTTGGTGATCTGTCCAAGCATCAGATACAAGGTACTGTTGATCACCAAGATGATCATCATCAAACGGAGATGATTCCATACCTTGCATCATCAACGAATCTTTATAATCTCCCGGACCATAAGTATTTCTTTTGCCTGGTTTTGTGGTTACAGAGGTTTTAGATTGTATGGGCAGTGCTGCATTAAACGAAGATCCAGAAAAGCCGGCAAACAGAGAACCACCAGAGTAACCTTCGCCAGTTCTGCCTGCGGTTCCACCAGAACCTCCACTAGCAGCGAATCCAAACGAACCCTCTCCAGTTCCAGAATAGTTAAAGGATGTGGGCTGGGACGGCAGTCCCTGAATTGGTTCTGTTATAGTAAATCGTTGCGTTTGTAATGGTGCGGCTGGAGAAAATCCTCCAGTAATATTACTGTTGCAACCTAAAGCAAGTTCTGCTGTTCCCCCAAAGAAAATTGTTGGCACCCCACTGGGCAGAAAAATAAGACTCAAAACCGAAATGTAGTTCAGTCCGATTCTTGTTGGATAATTTGTCTGTGTAAAACTTCTGCTCTTGCCAGGAAAATATCCAGCATTCCACCATCTACCAAACCCACTTGGTATAGAATCTGGAAGAGGACTGAAGCTAGAGATGGCACTCTGCAAAATAAATGCGCTTGTCTGACATCCAATACCTCTATAAGTATTCAGATGCTGAAATTTTCCAGGTCTTAACTGGATGGGTTGTCCACAGTCATGATTTCCATATGGATTTACTGGACTAGTTGCTTCACTATAATCATTGCTATTGTCTGAGCGATATCTAGTCGGGAGAGAAAATGTATGCCCACCGATGTACGCACTCGCACCCGCTTCTCCTGTTATCTCCAAAGAATAACCTTCAAAAATAAGGGAATTGGTGGACTCATTGTATCTGACTTCATTTAATGCTGTAATCCCAGTACCGCCGGATGCACTCATAAGAATAGAACCAGCTTGAGAAAATTTAGCAAAACTTGAACCTAGTATTGGATTGCCAGACGGTGCTCCAGATATACTTGCACCAGTAAAACCAATAAAAGAATTAAAGACAGGAGTGATTCCGCCAAGAATTATAGTTTTTTTATCAGTATCAAAAGTTAGCTTATTGATTGCCATTGCTCAAGTCTCCGCTATCGCACTGAAACTGGTTGGTTTGATGTAAATTAATGGTGCTGCTGCCGTGTCAGTTCCACTAAGTTCGGTAACACTACCCGTAATTCCTCTGTCATCACTAATAAAGAATGGGAATGAAGCTGGATAACACCCTGTCAAACAAACACAAGCCTTTGGTAAAAAATCTATGGATTCATTTTGTCCCAGAATTGGTTTGACATGTCTGGAGTCCATCATTTTAAAATTGACTTTACCTAGACTTTGAGGAACGTCTTGATTTACTTCCACACCTATCCAATAAACACCTGGCTTGAATGCTATCTTGTTCTGTAGAACATCAACGGGTCTACCGAAATCACCAGCGGTGGCACCAAAAGTAATACCATTGAGAGCTTGTGCAATTCTTTTAGCAGGAAGAAAATGTTTATCATTGTTTGAGTATAATGCCATTCTCACCTGGCAAGAGGCAGTTAATCCATTTCCTCTGTGAGTTCTAAGTCCATAGTTTTGATAATTTTCTGCTATAACACCAGCAGAAAATGTCATCGCCCTTTTTATTTCAAATGGAAGATAATAAGCTCTATCTGTTCTTGCAGTAAGCTCGGGTGCTGGAGGTTCTCCGGCCGGTGTTATGAAAGGGTGTGGTGGGATCCAAGAAAAACACTTATTAAAGTCAATAAGATTCATTGGAAAATAATAGTGATTGAGACGATAATTTATAAAACCACTAGACAGACTAAAGTTTTCTAAAGTTTGTCCTGACTGTGATAATTTTATATCCGCATTTTTCGCAAAAATAACTTTATCATGCACTATGACTTTTTTATTGACATAATCAATCGTTATACCTGAAGGCAAAATTTTATAGTCACTACTAGAGTAACTAGATAACAAAGAATCACCTGTGATAAAAGTTCCTTTTATCGGTCCATCAGGACCAGTGACTCCTCTAACATCTATTCTTCCCGGTATTTTTGACATTAATCAGTTACCGATCTATTTACCTTTATTCTCCCAGAGAATAAGGTTTCCTTTGTTCCTGTTGGAGACTGAATCCTAAGAGTATAGAAATTTAGTCCTGCTGGGAAATGCTTGGTTGTTTCGTTTGGAACTTTTATTAGAACACCACCAGTATAATCGACAAGAGATGGATCTACGTTAAGAACAATACCCCCGGTTGATGCCTGAATACCACCTGAAAAATATTCTCCTGATATTCCAGCCCCAGTAACTCCACCAGCAGTAGATAACTCTGCAACTTTATTATCAGAGTGGGTGCTTCTGCGGATATCCATATCGGCAGAGTATCCACTAAAATCAAAGTTACTTCCGTCTATTTGGTATACTAAAAATAGAGATAGATCATCTCCTCTAAACATTTCTATGTCGTAATTAGACGCCATTTGTTGCTCCAGCTTCTGTACTATTTATTTATAAGACACTTCCAACACTCAGGATATAGAGGTTGGATAAGTTCACCTATAACTCTTGCATATTCCCTGATTTCCCATTGTGCATGTTCATCAATTCTTTGGGCATAAAATCTGGCATATGCTGCAAGAGAACCAGTCCAGTACCATTCTGTGTACATTGCCTGTGGCAAAACAAACCGTGCTTGTTCTGGTGCAACACCTTCTTCGATCAATTGATCGTATGTGTACAGACACAATTCTAAAGCGTTCCCATAAGAGCGAACATTGTCACCCTTTATCGCAATAAACTCATCACTACCCTGCTTTGCACTGCCCTTGGGCTTTCCTCTCCATTGTGGTATATAGAAGTCAGGTTTAAATGAAACATAACGACGACTAATTTCATTCTCGACGAATCCCTGCTTATGCTTGAAGAACTGAGTGCGGATCGAGATCGGTGCCTTTATCCTTAATGTAATCTGTGGGTGGGCGAATGGTGTCCAATGATTGTGTTTAGCAAGATAGTGGAGCAACTTCTTATCAGATCCTTTGAGTTTTTGTAAATCTTTTTGGTGGTAATTTGAACCAGATTTTTCCAATCTAGTCTTAGCATCCTCATCAATTCCCCAATCAGTTTCCTTATTGAAAGAAACTCTTGCTGCGTTACAGACAGTCAGATCACTACCCATGTGATCAACTAAATCTACATAACCCTTATTAAGAACTTTGGACATCATAACTCCTTATTATCTTCATAGCTGCATCACCACTGAAAGTATTTTCAGTAATTATATCATGTATTTGTTCTTTGGTGTAACCAAAAATTAAGTCATTTATATCTTTATACTTTTTGAGTCCCTTGGGCCAAATAAATACTTTATGTCCCCACTCAACGAACTTACTATAGGCATAGTTTACTGGTGTGAATGATAATTGGTTATCAAACACAAAAACAATATCATCAAAAGGCAAATCAAGATATGGTGATGATTTGCAGTTTTTGAGAGACTGCATGTAAGTACCACCAGATATCATTGTTTCTGGTGCTGCTATGGTACACTGTGCAACAGCATTATCCAATTGCATAGCATCGAACACACCCTCACAGATATAAACTGTTTTTTGAGGATCTATTCTCTCTATGTTATAGAATAAGGCTTGTTTAGTGTCAGTAGAGACACTTCTGTACTTATTATGAATATGGTTGTGTCCTAATGCTCTTCCCACAAAACAATGCAGTGTTCCATTTCGTTTTCTTGTTACCATTATGATTCGTTTTTCTTTTGGTAACAAACTTCCTTCAGGAAACATGAGTTGTTCCAGAAGAATATTATACGTATCTATCGAAACTCTTCTAAGAATTTCAAAAAAATCTTCCGTGTAAAAAATATCAACCCAACGATCAGTTGGGATTTTTCTTTTACTTAGATACGTTGTTATATTGTGATTTTCTGGTAAAGAAGTTACGGGTGTGAGAATATCAAGAAAATCATCTAAACTTTTTTCCATTGTCTAAACCTCAAAGTTGCTTCTAGTCCACTGAAAGTATTTTCATCAATTATCTTTTTAATCTTTGATGGTTTTCTATTATATATCATATCGTTTATATCTTTTTCTTTGATCTTATCTGGCCAGATACAAACGCTACAACCCTTTTCTATTAACCTGCTTATGTAATTGCAAATTTGTTTATTTCTTGGTTCGTTGTCAAGTGCATATACAATTTCACTGTTCTCAAATCTAGGATGAACATTCTCTATCGCACCGGCTCCCACCATAGCTATACAGTTGTCCAAGAAAAGACTATCAAGAGGACCTTCTACAACATAAACCTTTTTCTTTGGATCCGCTCTCCACATGCCATACCAAAGACGATCGATACTTTTATCTGCCTTAACAGTTATATACCTAGCGGTGGTTCTTGCTTTAGCTTCGTCTTTGAAGTTTAATGCTCTTCCCTGTGCTGCTACAAGATCACCATTTTTGTTGAAGAAAGGTATTATGAGTCTTTCTTCTTTGCCAACTGGCGCACAATCTGGATCAACTTTTCTCATCCATGAACCAAAATCAGAAGTGTAATATAAAATATCATAAAACTTCTTTGGAATTTTTCTCATCGAAATAAATTTATAACCCACATGATCTTTGTCCAAGTCACATACTCTAGTCAAATCTTTTAGTAACTTTTGTTTGGGTTTGAATTTATTTTTCTTGAGCAAAGATATCATTTCGTTTTCTCTTATTTTATCCGACTTATTTGTCTTCGATACATTTTTTTCTTTCCATGTCTCTACCGCATACTCTTTAATCAAAGACGGACTAACCTCCTTGATGAAGTTATATAAATTTGAAGAGTAACTACAATTATGACACTTTATTAAGAAAGCATTTTCTTTTTGATAAAAATACAATCTGGTCTTTGTTTTGTGTTTCTGGGAGTCACCACAAATTGGACATCTACAGTTTGCCAAATTCTCGCGTTTCCAAGAAAACTTATCCAAAGTTCCTGACAATATATTTATAAATTTTTTATCGATGTAACTAGACATTCATATCTTCCACTGACTGAATTTTTCTTTTCTTTGTGAGAACTTATCTTCAAAATTCTTACCATCAAAACCAGAACCCAAAGTTTGTTCCTCTGTCTGATTTGACATCAACAAACCATCTTGTTCATTTTTCTCGATGTCATATAGCTTCATCTTACCTCTGTTTATTCCAACGATAAATTTCTTGTTAGAAAATACATCATTGTATCTGTTTTTCAATTGCTTAATCAAAATCTGATTTGATTCTTCTAACTCTTCTGTTGATATAAGAGCAAACATGAAATCTGCTGTCGCTGGCAAACCAAAAGACTCCGATGTGTCCTCTAGTCCAATATCAGTACTATTGAAACCACTACGGTTCACCTGTGTTGCAGAGAATATAGGAACAGATCTTTCTACTGCAAGACCTCTGAGTTCCTCTGCAATTGCTTTTATGTAAGTATAGGAGTTTACATTACCAGTATTCTTTAATCTTGCTGATGCACAAATATTTAAGTAGTCAATAAAAACAATATCTGGTTTAAACTTCTTCTTTATCCAAAGTTCATCCAGCAAAGATCTAAAATGATTTGAATTTGCTGTTGCTGTAGGATACTCTTTGACTATGAGTTTTCCCTTAATATCACCAGAAAGCTTGTTTAGTTTTGACTGGTAGATCTGTTTCGGTAGATCTCTAACCTCATCAATTGTAATGTCAAACAAATTTGCATCAATTCTCTCTGCGATTCTTTCTTCTGCCATCTCACATGTAATATACAAAACATTTTGATTTTGTGATAAACAATTAGCTGCGTGGTGACAGAGGAAGAGAGATTTACCCACACCAGTTCCTGCCATGACTATATTCAAAGTCTTTTGGGGTGTACCTCCGTTTGTTATGGTATTGAAAAATTCCAAATCAAACGGAATTCTCTTTTCTACTTTATGGTAGAATTCAAATCTTTCGTTTGCATCTTCGAGGTAATCATGTCCGATGTGAACATCGAAAGAGACCGAAAGTGCGTCAGAGAGAATCTCTGGAATCGCATTTTCTGTTTGTGTTTGACTCTTCCCATCAATGATATGAATTGATTGCATGATCGCATTATAAACCGCCTTGTCTTTACAAAAAGACTCGGTTTCTTTAGCTAACCACTCATTATCGGTGTCCTCATCAATACTCAGGTTAGACACAATACCAGTTATGGTTTTAAATTTCTCTTCGTTTATATTCTTTTCTTTATCTGCTTGAATTAAGATAACTTCTGTTGTCGGAATATTACCATAATCTAAAATAAACTTTTGAATAATTTTGAAAACCGTTTTGTGGTCATGATCATGAAAATATTCTTCACTGATGAAAGGTATAACTTTTCGAGAATACGCTTCATTGTAAACTAAATTCGATAAAATTAATTCTTCAATCGTTTTCATTTATTTCCTCTGTGGAGTCCTCAACATCTTTACTATTTCCATAACAAAATTCTTTGCCGACTGCGACTTCTAGTTTTTCCATGATGTCTGGAGTGAAATACTTTTCAGGATCTTTATAGATTGCTTTCTCATAAGCTTTCCTTCCATCAGGAAATTCTATCCTAGTAGAAACCTTCTTCAGTATACCATGTTTTATAGCAATGTCAACCAATCCATAGTAAGGATGTAGTCCAGTTTCATAATTAAGCATTACGTCAATCATAGAATTTTCTTTTGTGAATCTACTCTTGAATAACTTACAGTGAATGATGTTTCCGATTACGTCTGTTCCTTCTTTCACCTTCTTCTTTGAAAGATATACAATGGTAGAAGCGGCATACTTGAGACCAGAACCACCACCCATAGTTTTTGTGGGGAACATAGAACCCACCACATCATACGTATGGTTTGTCATGATCATCGGAATTCCTGCTTTACCCAGCTTCAAAGTTAAAACTCTAAATGTAGATTTGACAAGTTGTGCTCGTGTCATATCACGAGTTCCTTTTCCTTCTGCCGTGTCAGTCATTTCTTTCTCGGTAGAAAGCATACCAAGGGAATCGAGAACAATCATAACAGGTTTCTTTTCTTTGTTCTCTATGTAATTATCTGCGATTGATATTGCCTGATGTCTAAATCTTTCTACAGTCGCTACTGGAAAAACAGCAACCCTATTCGGATCGATTCCTCGTTCAGCAAACATGTTACTTGTAACGGCCTGCTCACTATCAAAATAAAGTACGACACTATCAGGATTGCTGTTAAGAAACTTAGAAACAATACCAAGAGCAAAATAAGTTTTTCCAGTCGAGGACTCACCTGCGAGAGCCGTGATTTTATTGTCTGGAATACCTCCGTATAGAGATCCACTAACGAGACTATTAAAAGAAAAGCTACCAGTATCACAAAATCCTCGTACATCAGATCCCTCTATCCCTTTGCTTGCAATAGTTGCATATTCATTACCCGACTCTTTCACTAAATTATTCAAAAATTCTGACATACTGTCTCCTCAAGTAGACTTTAATTCCAAGATGATTTCATTCAATTTTTTAGAAACATCCAACTCAACTTCTATTGATTGTAAATTGGATGTCTCATCTAACATTTTACTCTTAATAAACTTTTTTTTCTTATCAGTTATGTCACTCAAAAAATCTGCCAAAAATGAACTTTGTTCTTTTGTTAGTGCCATAATATCCTTTCAACAAAATAAACTTTCCAATGTAGATTTCTTCTCAAAGTCCCAATTAATGACAGTCAAAATCTTCATAATTGGATCAAGAAAAGCAACTTCGAACTGCTTATTATAATCGACAAATCTGTGAAGATCAAGCTCTTTCGGTAGAGAATTTACAAAAGAAATAACCTTATCACCTTTAGGACCAGAGATAGGATTTGGTTCTTTCAGGTAAGTAAACTTAACCTTCTCACCCTCCACAATGAGATTGTACTTTCTATCTAATTTTTTACTCTTGATGTAATGATTATACAAAAGTGCTCCCTTCACTGCAATCGGAGTTCCTTTGGAATAAATCTCTGAAGAACTTCTATACTTTTCTAAGTTAGAAACACCACGAGGAAATGAAACCTCCTCCGGATCCAATCCATTGAATTCCTTTCTAAATTTAGCTATGAAAGATTGAACAGTAGTCTCATCAGTCAACATGATCAGTGATATTGCTTTCTTGAGTTTCTCGCGGACTATTGCTGGTGTAGAAGAACGTGTGGTTTCTATACCCATGATTTTAAGTTTAGGCTCTGTGTATCGAATCCCCTCATTATCTAAGACATTAAGCATGTACCTTTTCTTTGCAGTCCAGATTCCCTTGTCTGCAATACACTCTCGTTCCATGATCATCTTGTTATCATAAGCATTCATTAACTTTGCAAGTTCATCGTACTGTTTCTCGATGAATGGAAGAATTATTTCTTGTGATGCTTTGTCGAGAAATTCCACGATCTCTGACTTGGTTTTCCCACCACACACCTTGTCAACAAGATTGCAAAGGCGAAGATATACAGAATCGGTATCACTTGCAACCACATAATCGTAATTCTCCGTACCAATTGTTTTGTTCAAAAATTCATTTAGTTTGTTTGCTATCCATCGAATACTAAGTTGTCCGGATGTTGTAATTGCTTCTGCCATTTGAACATCATAATAACGAAAGTATTGGTTACCAATCGCACCATAAGCTGAGTTAAGTTGAATTTTTCTAACCAGTTGGAAGTTGTGATACTTGGCAATCTCGAAGTCAATACTTTGATCATCGGGATTTTTTTGTTTCTTTTTCTGTGCTTCGATCATCAATTTCTTGTAGTGCTTACGTTCTTTGTACATTTTCTCCATGAGCGCAGGCAAGAATCCTTGATGCTGTTTTGTGTAACATGTACCATTAGCAGCAACAGAATATCCCATAGACTTAAACTTTTCTAGTTTTTTATGACAACCGTGATGATAAGTTTCTGGTGATGTCTTCAAAATATTATCCACACTTATGCCAAAAGTATCTTCACCCGGATAGACTTTGGTTTCTGTACTGATATTATATTGCATGATAAGGTGAGGATACAGACTGTTCAAGTCCAAAGAAACGATCCATTCATGCTGTCCGACAATGGGATCCTTAACATATGCACCAACATACTGATCATCTTTATTGCCCTCCTTTTTCGGAGGAATAATTACATTGTGACTACGAAGATAATGATATATGATTTGATCCCAAGTTCTAACTTGAGAAAATACATCTTCGTAATTTACCTTCGCAGAGTATGCGAGTGCCATCGCAAGTTCAATTAGCTTCAACTTCTCCTCTAGTCTTTGAACTAGACGAACATCTTTGACATTATACTCAACAAATTTTTGGAAATCTTTTTTATAGAAATCTTTGATGGAATCGAATTCAGAATATGAAAGCTTTCTCTCTCCCAGTTCCACAAAAGCAATATGATCGAGACGATATGATTCTTGATTTACATAGGTAAACGTCTTGTACAAATCAAGGTAATCTAGAATGGAAACACCCAGTATCTGAAAAGTTGTGTGCTTCTTACCTTGTCTTTCGATTTGCTTCTCTCGTATCTTTTTCCAAGGTGAAAGCCTAGAAGATTCCACAGGACCCAAAACTCTCTGTATTCTTTGAACGAGATAGGGGATGTCGAAAAACTTTATGTTCCACCCGGTTATAGCATGTGGACAATTTTTCTCCCACACAGATATAAACGAATTCAATAATTCAGTTTCATTATCAGAGACGAAGACTTCTAAATTTTCTTCATCTGGTAGTTCGTAATGTTTAGATCCAAAAACAAATGTCTTTTCATTTACTGTAAATGTTATCGCTATGACTTCTTCATTTGGATCGTCTATGTCGGGGAAACCATCTTCACATGTTGTTTCAATATCAATATAAGCAATAGGAATTTTTGAAAAATCATAAGGAACTTCATTAGGAAAACTATCTCCTATGAATTGATAAACATAATCAGTGTTTCCATAAATTTTAAAATTACCAACACCCTTGTATTGTTCTACAAATCTTCTACAGTCGGTAACATAGCCAGGCTGGAAAGGTTCTACATATTCACCTGCTAGTGTTTTGTATTCTGTCTTGTTTTCGAGAGATGGAACAAACAGAGTTGGTCTATACTTGTCAACTTTTTTTACAGGGACACCATTTTTAATTCCTCTGTATAAAATTCCATCACCAACTAAAGAAACATTTGTATAGAAAGTTTCATTCACTATCTTTATCCTTAACGTAAGCAGCCAAAAGAACCATGTAATTTATTACATCAACTATTGTATCAGAAAAACTCTCATCTTCAACATGCATTTTTCCTGATTTGAGGAAAGAACTCAACCTACTCATCTTGTCGGTAACTCTAACCATAAAACCTTGTTCAGTTTCACATATACCCATAGATTCACATCGGGTAAAATTTGCAAATGGTTCGGTTCCATCATTGCCTGCATAATCTCTATTTTTAAGATTCATCAGATCTCTAGCAGTTCCACAAATTTCTTCATGAAATTTTAGTAATTCGTCACGATTCATATTCATACTCCTGTAGATCCAAACCCACCCTTCCGGTTGGTTTTTTGATTTTTTGGTTTTGCTTCTGTGTAAGTTATAAGACTTATTTCATTATATGGTTTTGTAATTTCAAGTTGTGCAATCCTATCACCATGTGTAATGACAAATGGAATGTTTGTGGTGTTGTATAAGGGGACAAGCAATTCATTGCAATAGTCTGAATCAATAACACCTTCTGCATTTATCAAAGTAACACCATTTTTCCATGCGTTACCTGATCGAGGGTGGATTCTACCAGAGAAACCAGCGGGAATATCCAATACCATACCAGTTGGAATCAACGCACGACATTTGGGTCCGAGTTGGAAAGTGGTTACAGGATCATCACTCATGAATGTAACTTCGGGGATTGTTTCATGTGGTTGATTATAAGAATCAAACCAATTTATTGATCGGATTGTTGGGGGGATATCTTCAGCAAGAACAGGTCCACGCATGTGTGCATGAACATCAAAACAAGCAGCACCTTCACTGCCCTTTTTTACTTGTATCACATTCGAATACAATTTGTATATTTTCATAGTCTCTGACATAAGTATAGAATCTCCACATGGTTTATATGAATTATACGGTAAAAAAGTTATGTTGTCAAGTTATTTTGCTACTAACCTTCATCGACTGGGGTTGGATCGTAAGCAATAGTTTTGATGGTTTCTGCATTTGCCAACAGACCAGTCGCAGTAGCTACCAAAGCGTCGATCAACTGAGTGTCTAGATCAGTTTTAGGTGCTTCTTCTTTAAAGTTGTATGCGATGGCTTCAAGCCTCGATTGCATCTTATTGACATCTGCAATAAGAGCGGCGTAGTGTTGGATATTAATCATTGGATATTCCTTATCAGAAAGTTAATGTAACGGTAATGGTGATATTATCAGTGTCGTCTAGACCATTTGCTTCCCAAAAAGTTTGAGCAGCGTTGCTGGATGTTGCCATATCAATTCTAGGTCTTGCATCTTGACCACCTATACTAATAGATTCTGCGGTATACGTATTAGATCCAACAGTCAATGTAGCAGAAGTAATATTATTACCAATTGCTGTTTTTGATCCGTATAAATCTGACGTAGTGTCCGAGTTGTTCATTTTGAATCTGATCAGATTTGAGTTGGCTAATTGGAATTGGGCACTTGTGTCAAACGGAGCGAACTGATCGGCAAGATCTCCGCTTTCTGTTCCTGTGCTGTCCTGATTTCTGTTCTCGGGGCTGGCGGAGCCTTTGGAGACCGTGCGACTCGTCGCGACGACATATATGTACTGCGGATCCGTTGACTGTGTAGGAAAAAATAACCAGCGTGGAGGAGTCATGAAGTATATTCCACATTAAAGATGACATCCGTTGCAGATGAGTTACTGGATGTAATGATACTCAAGGTTGCCCCCGCAGCCACTGAAGTATTCCCCAATGAACTCTGATCACCACTAGTGGTACTAACACTAGCAGCTTTAATTGTGGCGGCTGCATTTTTCAGAGTTGCTGTCACCGTACCAGAACCAGATTTAATAAAATATCCAGTAATAGTTCTTGCAGTTGAAACCAGTGGATCTATGGTATATGTTTTGTCTGCTGCTGTTTCTATCTGACCAGTATATGAATCTGTTCTCAATGAAGTCGATGTAGAGGTGCCGTCACTAAAAGTAACTCCACTTGCTCCGACTATAATCCCCTTTTCGAAAGTAACACCCTTCCCAATATTATCTTGTAAACGAAGTTGACCTACATTGGTTTGATTCTCGACGGTGATTCCACCGTTCGCAGGGACAATGATAAGATTTTTATTCCATAAATTAGTTCCACCAAGACCAGTAACAGCTTGTGAAAGGTTGGGAATTATTGTGATGTACATTGTATCACCAAGTGATGGTGACGTATCAACTTGAAATCCAGTCATATTGGTAAGGGTAAGAACATTGCTACTAAAAGCGAGGTTGTATGCGGTGATGTCACTAAAAGCAACACCAGCAAACATGAATTCGGTTCCTGCATCATTCTGGAACTGAATTACACCACCATTGGCTGCCATAAGCTCCATGATTGTAGCGACATCATTTCCGTTTAGATCTGTATCAAAGATATTAACACTATCAATTGCACCACCAAGATTACTCACGATTGTAGCTTGACCCTGAGCGGTAGGCGCAGCACCGAATGTAGTTGAGGTTACGATATACTTAAGACCACCTGGTCCTCTGGAGGCCGTATCCTGTGTTGTGCCATCCCCAAATGCCAGATTATTAACACCACGAATATTAGAAGCAGAAATACCAGCAGATCCAGCGAGGATGATATCTTGTCCACTTGCGACGACAATATCTTTACCTACAGATAGAGTTACTCCTGCGGAAACACCAGTAGAGTTTATTTCTAGTCTTTTAGCTAAGCCGGCATTGAAGACAATCTCCCCTTGAGGATCATCAACCACAAGAAAAGTTGAGTTGCCTCCGTCTTCGGGGTCACCTATTGATATTTTATTATCAGATTCAAATTTAATTGTTGGCTCATCCCCACCAACTTGAATACCATTAGCACTTCCGAAGATGAGATTGTTGGAAAGATCGAGGTCACCGGAAGTGATCTTCACGCCGCCACCAAAAGTTGCACCACCATCAGAGGAAATTCCTGCAACATGAATATGTGCAGTGTTATCAATACAAAGTGTTTGACCAGAGATAGTTAAACCGGGATAACATAAATCAATATCGCCCGTAGTCCCACCAATAGAGCCAATGAGCTGCTCACCTGTATGTCCGTGAAATTCTTTATCCCAAGCATAACCATTGTACTTCCATTGTACATTTCCAATGGCGTACTTTTGTCCTATACTTGGTGTTCCGGGAAAACTAGTTAAACTTGGCATGACTACTCCACTTTATACTATTTATCATATTTCTATCCATGATCCACCACTTCTAACATAGACGGAGCCTGTATCGGTATTGACATGAAAATCCCCATCAACAAATTCAGACACAGAAAGTGCCTCTATTTCACTTTGGGTGTTATAAAAGGTTCTGGAGACTTTATTCAAACTAACTTCTACTCTAGTTCCCTCTCGCTGCACATCCGCGTTGATTTGCTTTCCGGTAAAGTCAAGATCCGTTATATCTCTTCGTAATCTTTTGCCATCTTTGAGAGCACCTAAGCCACCCCCGCCTCCATACATGGCGTTTATTAAATTACTAGCCAGCATGGGATCTGTTCCCGGCAAAGACAAAAGTTGTTCGAATGATTTTTGATCAAGGGATATTGTTTTTTTCTCTGCGTCATATGTAAGTGGATACTTTGCGTTGACAAAACCCACATCACCTACATCACCCTGATCACCCTTTTCGCCTTGATCGCCCTGTTCACCATTTAGTCCTCGTTGTCCTTTGGGACCTACTGGACCTGGTTTTCCGGGAGATCCATTTTTTCCGGCGATTCCTTTTGATCCATCTCGTCCATCTTTCCCATCAACTCCATCTTTCCCATCAACTCCATCGTTTCCGTCTTTACCGTCTTTACCTGCTCGCCCACCTTTTCCTTGTGGACCTTCCAAACCATCGATGCCGTCTTTGCCATCGCTTCCTCTATCACCGAGATCTCCCTTTTCACCCTGCTCACCCTGCTCTCCACGCTCTCCCTGCTCTCCGCGTTCACCTTGCTCACCTTGTCCACCCTGCTCACCTTGTACACCCTGCTCACCTTGTACACCCTGTTCACCACGCTCTCCGGGATTGCCCTTAGCGCCGCGTTGACCTCGTTTTCCTTCTCGTCCAATTGGACCACGTTCTCCAATTTCACCTTGTTGTCCCTCTGATCCAGTTTCCCCAACAGATCCATCAGAACCTGCCAATTCAGAAATTATTTCATCTGGAGTCATTTCAATAACTGGAGTAAACAAACTTTCTATAAATTCAGTAGATCCCTTGAATAAGAAAACAACTCCCTCTGAATCAACAAATTTTATTTCATCAGTTCCTTCATCTAGAGAAACGACATAATCTTCTTTTTCTAAAGGATATAATTTAAATCTTTGATTCTCAATTAATTCTTCAGATAAATTCTTTGTTAGTCTAAATTCAACGTTTAAAGATTCAACAAAATCATCATCAACATGTAAGAAGATTTCTTTTAATTTGCTAGGTGACCCATCAAAACAAAAAACATCACCCTGTTCAGTTTTTACTTTAAATGTGTTGACAGAAAAACCACCGAGAGAGAATTGCTCACCACATTCCTCGTCGGTTGTTTCTACAATCAAACCGCCTGGCAGTAGCTCATTGAAAGTCGAAACAATTAAATATTTTTCCTTAAGCTTAAACATCAATTATCTACTAGAATTTCTCTTTTTCTTTTTGTATGTCTTTGGTTTAATTGAAGCTTTCTTTTCTTTCTCTTTGAGTTTATCTTGCAGTGATACCTGTGCGGTTTGTTGGTGATGTTCAGATAAAATCTTTTCATAAGAATTAATATTTTGCATAACACGTTCTCTCTCACCAGAAGGAATCAAATTAGAATCTAGGAGTTTCTTACATGCATGATACCCAACATGTGGTTTTCCTGCATAATATGCAGTAGCCCCAATCTCATCCAACAACCCATACTTATAGATGTCATCTTGAATAAACAAAATATCATGTTCGGGATAATTAATTTCAAGTCCCATCTTTGCATAGAGATATGCTATCGCAGGCATATCCTTCTGTCTGTACATCCTAGAAAGAAGATATAGAGGTTCTGCACGAATAGGTCTGCAATGATATGCTTCTAAGAACTTAGCAGCAATATTCTCAAAGGAATCTTCTAAGATCCCATGAAGCATTGCAACTCGAAGAAGAGAATAGTAGACTTCTTCATTCCATCCACCTAGAGTTGCTCTCTTGTTATAAGCATCTCTTGATTTTTCCCACTGCTGAGAATCAAAATAACTCTGTCCAAGATAGAACCAATAGCGGTGATTTTCTGGTTCTTCTTCCAGAGCTTCTTTCAACACATCTGCGTCACGAGAATATTTTTCAATAGGAGTGATGCCAACATTTCTGTTACCTTCCGTGCGGGCATTGATTAAATACTTCCCTACAATTTTTTCAATGTGTGCATTTGGTTTACCTCTACACTCTGCATACTCATGTAAAACACCAACGTATCTCCAATCAGTATCGAGATTAAAAATTTGGTTTCTCCACCAAACAAAATCACCTCTACCGATCTTTAAAGTATAACCGTCTGCTGTCATGTTTTTTGGATATTCAAATTCACCGTCGATGAAGTCATCTGCGTCAATCATCCACGCATACTTGGAACCACTTGCTTTTGCATTGTTGATTGCTTCACTTCTTGATCCCATCTTACCACCATGATCACCGAAGCCTTTCCAATCAGAAAGATGGACAGTTCCGGGGACACCCTCTTCGTCCATTACCTTTTTGATAAGCTCGGGGGTTCCATCATCAGAACCAGTGTCGGTAATATCATAACGATCAACATACTTTGCCATTGAACGAAGACACTCTTCTATGATGTGTGTCTCGTTCTTCACAATCATACAAAGAGTCACACTCACTCCATTAGGTCTTTTACTCATCATACACTCCTAAATTCTATTCTTTAAAAAAGTCATCAACATGAACAGCTCTATCATCTATGTAGTAAGTTGCAGCAAACTTAATACCAGCTCTTAATTGGTGATACTTAACACCCCATGTCCTGAGTTGATTTTTAGTCGCTTCATTCCAATCTATACCAGTCTCGGTTCCCCTTGCAGTTTCTATGTATATCGTGTGTCCAGAATCATATAAAGAATTAACTTTCTCGATTCTATTCACATAGGGTTCTGCTTTAGAATAATCACCATCTCTCTGTGTACACAGAGTTCCATCAAGATCGAAACAATAAATCATTTGTTTATCCACTCTGCCAAAATATCAACACACTTCTCAGATGAATCGCCAGAGCCATACGGACAAACATAATCAGGCGAAACTTTAAAATCATTTATCAACTCATCAAAAAGAACAGACAGTTCACTCGGGGATGAGCAAATAAAACTAGTCTGTCCCACACTTTCTTTTCTTTCTGTAGACTTCCTACAGACTATGGCCTTTTTCCTCAAGAAAGAAGCCTCCTCTTGTATACCACCGCTGTCTGTTATGATCAACTTGACTTTTCTTAAGACTGAAATCAAATCTTTATGGTTCATTGGATCTACTGGTGTAATGTTCTTAAACAAACTTGCATGTTTAATAACTTCTGGGTTCGGGTGTATAGGAAGAATAAATTCTATGTCTGAATATTTTTCTGCCAAAGAATCAATTATAGTAAAATAATCTTCTATGACTTCATGATTTTCTCTTCTATGGAGAGTCACAAGAACACAATCTTCGTGTGTTATATCATCCGGATTTTCAATATTATCTAAGACAGTATTACCAACAACTTCTACTTCACCAGCACAACACTCTACAAGTAAATTTGTTTTTGCGAGTTCCGTGGGACAAAGATGCAAAGAAGTTATTCTGCTAATCATCTGCCGATAAGCTTCTTCTGGAAAAGGATTGTCTATGTTTTTTGTTCTAAGACCAGCTTCCAAGTGTATTACTTTTTTCTTATTATTAAAAGCTGCAAGGGCAACTGCAAAAGCAGTTGCTGTATCACCCTGAACTAAAACATGACTGTATGGTTCTACAGTTAAATTTTTTGAAATTTCTGCAATCAAACAATTCAGTCTGTTTTCATTGTTGCAATTTATATGCAACACCTCATCAGATTCAATTCCATCCAAAAGAGAGTTGTGTTGTTGCACATACACTGACTTGAATGGTACAACTCCTTTGAGTTTTTCCATAAGAGGTTTTATCTTTAAATATTCTGGACGGGTTCCGTAACAAATTAGTATCATTATTCTAACTCTTCTCTGAACTTAAGAATACAAGAACAAATATAATCTATTTCAGTATTTTTTAACTCTGGATAAGAGGGAAAAATTACTATTCTATCACTTAGGTTTCTTGCGTTCTCACTAGGTCCTTGTATAGTTCTTAAATGTGATTGTTCATCGAAAGGATAAAACATAGGTCTAGTTTCAATTCCTTTTGATGTAAAGTATTTATCAGCATCTTCATAACACTCTAAACCGTTAAACTTAACACCGTTCATCCACATCGAGTGTTCTGTATTATCTTCGGTGGACTGCAACTCTATTCCATCTTTACTCTTTAAATTATTTTTGTATCTTTCAAAGACTCTCATCTTTTCATCATAAACAGAATCCATCGACTCTAATTGTCCAAGCAAAATAGCTGCGTGTACATTTGTCATTCTATAATTATATCCCAAATCATCATGGATGTATCGTTTTACAGTTTGTCCTTGTCCTCTTATCTTATTAGCATAGTCATATAGTGCTTCGTCGTTAGTAAGAAATGCCCCACCCTCACCAGTGGTTATGTTTTTGTTACCAAAAAATGAAAGTGATGATGCAAGAGATTTGGATCCGGACTGGTGTCCTCTGTATTTACCAAAAAACCCCTCGCAGTTGTCTTCTATGATAGGGACTTCAAATTTTTCTTTTAGTTTTAGGACATCAACAATGTTACCTAAGTTATGAACAACCATTATAGCAGAATTTTTTTCTGGTTCTATAGAACTATAATCTGCATTCCATGTTTCGTTGCATAGATCTACAGCTTCTATTTCCCAACCAATATTATCATACAGTAAACAATTGTAAGCAGCAACGAAGCAAGAAGACGGGACATAAATTTTCTTAACATTTGGGTACTTTTTCTTTAGACTTTTGGTTACCAAATGTGTTGCGGATGTTCCATTGTTTGTAAGAACACAATACTTTGTCTCTGTAACTTCAGCTAATTTTTCTGCTGCAATAAAAGTATACTTACCAAGAGAAGAAATCCAATTTGATTGAATTGCTTCATTTGCATATTCTACACTTTTCTTTGGTAGATATGGTTGATATATTGGTATCATTTTCTTTCCATAATATAAGTATCTTCTGTCTCAGATTTTACCACAAAATTATATTTTTTGTATAAATTAATAGCAGATTTGTTTACCTTATCTACACTTAATAGAATACTACCGACATGGGAATTTGTCAATTGATTCATGATAATATTACCATACCCCATACCAATATAATTTTCTTTCACACAAATACCTAACCAGATATTATCTTCTTCTCTATCTAGATGACCATACCCAACACATATATTGCAATCATACAATAGAAAGGACATGACATGATTTTTAACAACGTCTAAACTTCTGGTTTCATAATATCTAAAATTAGATAATGAATCTCCAGAGTCGTTTAAGAAATCTGTTAAAAGACTTTTACTTTTTTCGGATGAACTAAGATTGTGATATCTCATGAATTTCTGCCTCACACCTATCTTTGTGATTGGAACTACCTATTCTGGTATGATTTTGGAATGTAACTGTATCATACCCACGTTCCTTACACCTTTTAGAAATATAATTACACGAGTCACCAAACGAATCAAATTTAAATTGACTCTCTTCTTGTACAGAGAGGATTTTTACATTACCCTTGAGATTTGTTCTTGATCCCACTCGTTCTATATTCTCGCCGTCAACTCCCATTCTTCCTTTATATGCAAGTATACTATTTCTTGGTTCTATCTTTACTCTCTCTGGGAAATATTTAAGAGCATAATTAAAGTATAACTCATATGTGGTTAGGAGAAGAGGTGCATCGGCATGTGAACCTTTATTTGGCCAAGTCCTATAGTCTTCCAGTGTTACATCTAAGTTGGCTTGCCAAAATGGTTTCTTATGATATTCTTCTACTCTATTGAACATGTCCCGCAGTATATCTTTTTGAATCAACATGTGGTGTACGATACCAGAGTAATTTGTTTGTTTTTTCAGTCCCGGTATAAGTTTTTCCATGTGTTCGTAGTAAGGGTGATCACTAACACCGGCGGCAACATCATAGCTAACATCAAAAGAAACTTTATTGTCCTCATCAACAAATTGTTTTGGTGTTAAGAAAATTGTATCTGAATCCAAAACTAAAACATTGTCACACAAGTCAGGAATAACCAGTGCAGACGTTGTTTGAATCAGTCCACCAAAATAGTTGAAAGTTTTTCTATGAAAACCTATGGTGTTACCGACATCCTTTATTGTGAAAGGAAAAGTTTCTTCGGAAATCCATTCAGCATTATCAGTCATTTTATTCTTTGAAACTACAATTATTCTTCGTACATCCTGAATATTTTCTTTTACTCCCTGTATACAGAGATCTATAGTTTCTTTATCTTTTTCATGGGAGGGAATAATAACATCAATCATTTAACAATCTCCTAAAAGTTTCTCTATTATGTAAACATCATCCATCGTATCAATCTGAAAACTTCTTGATTGGGGCATTTCATACGTCCCAATTTTTCCACTATATCTAAGACCACTCTTCAACAAATCATCTCTCTTTGTTATATAAAAGGCCCCATTCTCGACAAACATATCAGTCATGTCTTGTCTTCTTGGTCTTCTGTCTGTATCCCATAGAATTGGTTTGTTATCTAAACTCCACCTTGGAACCCAGTGTTCTCTGTAAACTGAAAATATAGAATCATAATCATTCGTATCCATCAACTCCAAAGCAGCCGATAGATCAGTAGATTTTAGGAGAGGTGATGTGGGTTGTATAAAAACCAAAACATCAAAGTCAACATTCTCTGCAAAGTGCAATAAAGCTTCTTCACTAGAAGAAACATCTTTTGCATATTTTTCAGGTCTATCTAAAACTCTAGCTCCTGATTGTTCAGCAACCCATTTTATATTAGAACAATCTGTGCTAACCCATACCTCATCAACACCAGACCTTATTGCGGTTTGAATTGTATAGAACAGTAAAGGTCTATTCTTTATTGTCATTATATTTTTATTAGGGATGCCTTTACTTCCACCCCTAGCCAAAATCACAGCAACAGTTTTATCATTCATTTCCTAAGACTTTTTCTTTTGTCTAATTCAGAAGGATGTACTCTCCGAGCAGTCGGAACACCAATAGCAGAATCTATATCTCGGATACCTTTTACCAGTTTCATCAGACCAATTGGTTCAACTGAAGCCAAATGATCAGAACCCCACATTGTTCGATCTAGTGTAATATGTCTCTCTACCCAAGTTGCACCCATTGCGACAGCAGCAAAAGTTGTTACTAAACCATACTCATGTCCACTGTAACCAATTTGTTTTGCTGGGTATTTATTAGAAAGCCATTTGATGTAGTTTAGATTAAGCTCGTTAGTTGGCGATGGGTATGCCGAATGTGTATGGAAAATTATATCTGGTTTACCAATCTCAACAACAGCCTCAACTTCTTCCTCATCACTCATCCCAGTAGAAACCAAAAGAGTTTCACAATGTTCTCTGGTATACTTAACAAGATCTAAATCTGTTATTAGGGCAGATGGAATCTTCATTGTGTTAGAAAACTTACTCATGAAGTCAACAGAGTCTTTGTCCCAAACAGAAGCAAACCACTGTATGCCCTTCTGTTTACAATAAGAATCAATCTCTTTATACTCATCCTCACCAAATTCAGTTTTATACTTATACTCTAAGTATGTCATATCACCCCAAGGTGTGCTCTTGGGTTTATTTTTTTGATCTTCTGGAACACATACATCTGGATTTCTTTTTTGAAACTTGACATAATCACAACCAGAAACACAAGCAACGTCAATCAATTGCTTTGCAATTTCAACATCCCCGTTATGGTTTATACCAATCTCACCTATAATATTAGTTTTCATTATCATTCCTTATCATATGAGTTCTTACTTACAGAAGCTGGATTAGTAGCCCAATCCCAATTCTCTCTGACTGACTTGTTATAGATCCATGATGCAGTCAGTATATCATGATTTAGTCCTTGTTCCAAGAACATTTCTCTCATTGCATTTATATCTTTGGGAAAACAAGTTCCACCATATCCTCTATCACCATCAGGACCTGGAACATGTGTGTGGGATTCTCCGATTCGGGAGTCGGTGTAAACTCCACTTAAAACATCCGCAAAGTTAATATTCTTAGCCATACAGTAATCATAAATCATATTAAAGTAAGATACCTTAAGTGCAAGAAAACTATTAGCCGTATACTTGATCATCTCAGATGCGTCAGACGAGACTACAATGACTGGAGTTTTTGGCCAATGTGTCATGTAAAGTTTTGCAACTTCCGATGCAGGTTCTGTTTCTCCACCCACCACAGTTCGTTCTGCGTTAAGGAAGTCTTCATCAGCATTTGCTGCTGTTAAGAACTCAGGATTATGAACTACTTTAATATCGTCATGTATCTTTCTGATTGACTCAGTTGTTCCAACAGGGACTGTTGACTTGATGATATAGATTGGATCGAAAGCTCTCATCTTTATTACAGTGTTCTTAAAGAAATCAATGATATACTTTAGATCCACATCACCGCCGTTTTCATCTTTCATCGGAGTTGGCAGACAAACAAAAATAAAATCAGAACTCATAGTTTCATCAATTGTATGTGTTCGTCTAGAAAGCGTCTTGTCATAAACTCTAACTGGGTTGTAATTTTTAAATCCATTAGCAACAGCGCCGCCAACAAATCCATTTCCGATAACACCAATAGTTTTATTTTTCATCTGTTAGATTCCTCATATAGTTTATAGGCAGATAAATCCTTGTGGATTCCAGAAGACTCAAGATCTACATTCACTTCATTTATATTATCAAAGAGAACCAAACCCCTTGCAGCTTGCTCTGGGGGCATATACATATTCCAACCGATTGTATCAAATGAATCATCTTTATATAAACGATCCATGTGTCTTCCTTCATAACGAACTACCTTTAACCACTCATAAGCTTCCTTGTCGTCAGTCAGAATCATTCCACCTTTCCCTATGGGTACATGCTTTCTGCGATGAAAGGAAAGGCAATAATAAGATCCGGGAACGTACATGTCCTTTGTCATTCTGGTGGCTGAATCATAAACTGGATATGGTTTTAGTGGATATGCACCACTCCATTCAATTTCATCAAACTTGACTGTACATCCGGCATGTATAACAGTGCATGGAACAGAAACATATGTTCTTCGTGGTAGTGTAACTTCACCATCTGCTTTAAGATATTTCAAACACAAAAACATTGCGTCGGTACAACTGTCTACCGCGACGGCATATTTGCTTCCAGCATACTCTGCAATTGTTTTTTCAAATACATCTACCACACCCCAAGGATCCGAGCAGTTATATTTTTTCATAACAAAATCTAAAAGTTGTTCATCATATTTAAGTGGATCTACTAACATGCTGCTCCAAGTTTTGCATTTTCAATAGGATCATACATCGAAGGGGTATCTTTTCTGTTCATCTTGTTGTAATACCCACCGATTAAAAATCTCTGCTTAGTTGTGCAACTTTGTAATGGACAATCTTCATCATAAGCAAACCCCGGAACAACTCTGAAATCAAAACTGACTCTAGTGTGATCTGTGTCATTGGTTTTATTTCCATGTCTACACTGATTTAGATATCCAATAAGAAACTCACCATACCCAAGCTCCAGAGGTTTCCAGTCACCCATACCCGGAATACTTTCATTCCACATTGCATTGTTTCCAAAACACTTAGTCATAGGTAAAAATATGTTTACCTCACCAAGGGGATGTTTATGATCTTTATCACCATCAGAATGCCATTTATAAACAGCCTTCGCACCAGGTCTACAAAAACGAATACCCGGATATTTCTGGTAGATTAATTCATCATCCTCGAACATGGGATGGATAACTTCACGAAGAAATGATTCGTATGTTTTCTCAAACTCCGGCCATCCACCCTCTACATCTAATCTATCATAGAATGTTCTGTGGAATTGTGTCTTGGTATCATTACCAAGAGTTAGATTATCTTTAGTATCGTCGTTGTCCAAGAGAGAAAGATCTTTTTCGTATAGACTAGAAACTAAATCTCTGAATGGATACTTTTTAGTATCGTACTTTACAATTTTCATTATAGAATCTCCCTGATGTCTTCTTTCTCTAATTCATAAGACGAAATTGAACTACCACATTCTAACAAGTTTTCTCTAAAAAACACTAAAAATTTGTCATCTTTTTCTATCACTGAGTTCACCCTTTTGTCATACCTCCCGTTATGGGGGAAAGCATATCCTTTAATTTCCCAATCGAAACCATTATCAGATACAAGAAATAAAGTCTTTCCGTTTTTAGTTTGTCTTTGTTCGGTTCCACATGCCTCAAAGTAAGGCGCAAAAGCACAAATTTTATCCCCAAAAGGAAATACGACTAAATTATAATAATTATTCTTTCCATCTACTACTGGTTCATTTGTAATATGTATCCGAGTCGGAGAACTCCAACCAAATAAATCAGTAGAAGTTGTAAAGAAAACTGCTCTTTCATCTAAAGATGGATTTAGTCTGGAATAAAAAAAGTACTGATCGCTTATCTTGATTGTGCTGGGTCTTGTATCATAACCAACTGAACCAAAAGGAACACCATTACCATGCAGAAAACAATGAAGGACTGGCAGTGAATGAACCTCTTCCCAGTTCATTCCATTCTTAGACTTAAGTAAATACAAACCATTTTTTCTATCTTTTCTGTGATGATCTGGATAACTTCTTTTTTTGGTTTCATTCCAAACCAAATCTGGAATATCGGCATCCCTATCTTCTCCTGTTGATATATTACTACCACACAACATGTAGAGACAATCATCTTTTTTGATGATAGAAAATGATCCACCCGGACAATCTGTCACAACAACTTTAGGAGCATCCGCAACACCAGGCGAGACAAATTCAAAGTCAGCTCCTGCCATCGCTAGTTTGACAACATCTTTATTATTCTCCACTCCCTTATAATACAAAGAGTATTGGTTTGTCCAATGTTCCACTACCTGAAAGTATTCACCAACGTGATGCTTAACAGAATCTTCGGGAGAAGATAAAGAGAAACAAGTTTTTTTGTTTTTAAAAACTAATTCTTTCATATCAATTTCAAAATTGGATAATATTGATTGGGTTGATTTAGAAGATCTTTGAAGAACAATCCATTCCTAAAACTTGAATACCACTTTTCCTCTGAGTCTTTGAATTGGTTGACAAATTTTTCACTATGAATAATCTTTTTATGTTTACCGACAAAACCGGCAGCTAGAACAAAGGTACTAGATCCAGAAATTAAAACATCACACTCAGAAAGAATACAAAAATCTTCGATGTGTGAAGCTGCTTTATGGTATACATGTAAGTTATTGTATTTAAGATAGTCCATTGTCTTTTGATAGCTTGGATAGTTTTCATCCGGATCATCAGTGCATACAAAAAATACAATATTCTTATCCTTATATTCGGACAAAATAAACTCTATAGCCTGTATATAATATTCTGGTCCATGAATCTCCCTACCATTCATTCCATCAGCGCCTCTGGTATCTCCACCTCGTATATGGATACCAACAGCAAAAACTCTGGGATCTATATTATTTTCTTGATTGAATATAAAAAAGTGACGAGGATCCACGGCAGTTAGTCTGTGAAAAGGGCCGTGTAGAGACAATGTGTGAAGTTTCCAATCACCCTTAGAATATTTTTCTCTTAATCTATCTGTCGATAAATCACACAAATCATCAAAAGGAATTTCAGAATAATTACTTGTAAAACCAGTCTTAGTTGTAGGACAAATCTTTTTCAAGTGACCATAACCATCCCAGTTGTCACAAGAAGGAGACTGATTTAGTAAGTTAGACAACTGCATCAGATTGTTAAAGTGGAAAATTTTATTACCAAATCTTCCTCTAGTTTGTACGTCTATCGATAGCATAAATCACCTGTCATAAAAATATGTTGTAAGAGTATATCGATTGCCACTTTCAATTTCTTTTCCCCGATGAAGATATGTGGAGTCTACTAAAATACAAGTTCCTGCTTCACCTGTTATTTCTATAATATCATCATCAGAAATATTTTCTTTTACTATCTCTTCTGATATTCTTAGATTGGAAAATTTAGGAAGACCCTTGACAATATCCCTCGACTTTTGAGCGATAGTGAAAGGTCCATTATCAGAACCCACATCAGTAAGATACATGAAACTCTTGAACTGCTGATCGTCTTCACTGTCTACATGCCAACCACCACCAGAGTCTACCTTTTTCTTTGTATCAAATTTCACAATACCCGCGACTGTTCTGTCTGGATCGTTACAAGAGCTGTAGTTATCAGCGATTTCCATTATAAATGTATCTTCCTTAAATGAAGATGCAGTCGGGGAATGATCATTAGATCTGGAACACCTAAGATCTCCGCCCTGTCCAGTTTCAAATAAGTGTGGAGGTAGAGAATTTAGTTCGTCAATAGCTGACTCGCAAGTTTCTCTGTCCCAGTAATTTTCTATAATAGAAAAACCATATTCGTTTAGCTCATCTAAGATTTCATCTTTTGTTTTTAATCCCACTTCCATGATGGATCTGTCCTTTCTAATTTCAATGTGTTTTCTGAGTTAGCTGATCTATGATGGTTTATCGTAGAATTGTAATCAGATTTTTTTTGTTTCTTATCCCACTCCGCCCTATCTTTCCAATTTTGTTCACTAGTAAAGTACTCGCTTATTTTTCCATAGTGAATTATAACTGGATTATTCATTACATCAACCGGCGATCCGGGAACATTGACTGGTTGATTTGATGGTCTAACTCTATTTTGATTTGAGTCATACTTTAAAGTATAGTCAGGTATGTTTCGAACAAAAAAACCTTTTCTATACTTAGTGCTGAATGGATCCCATTCTATCCTAGAAGCTCCAGCGTTATATGAATCTACTCTATAATGATCTTCATCAGTCCACAGGTGAACCCAAGGAAACGTCCATAGATTATTTTGTTCTTCGTGTCTAGATCCAAGCGAATTTATCCAATCGATAATATCAGGAGATGGCATTTCGTCTGCATCCAAAAAGAAAAAGTAATCTGGATCGTGCTTGTATGCTCTCTCCAATAATTCTTGTCTTTGAAGACCACCCTGACGATCGGCATAATCTCTTTCTGATCTTCTATAATACTCAACTGATGTATGTTCCGAACAAACTTCTTGTGTGTTATCCATACTTCCGTCATCACTCACTATAATCTTATAGCAAAACTTACTGAGGTGAGGAAGTGTTTGTTTTAGTATCCAAGCAGAATCTTTGGATGGTATACACGCAACAACTTTATTTTTCATGTGATAGAGTCCCAAAACTCTGGACGATTTTCTGAATTAAGAATCTCTCTATTTACAACAACATAACTAGCTAAACCAGAAACCATATCCGTCACAAACATCTCATGTGATGAGTCAAAGTTATCAGTCAACCAAGACTCAGCTTCAGACATATTGTCAAACAATTCATACTTGTCAGTAAAATAGTTAGCACCACAGTTTGTGCCATGAAACTCTACACCGAAATGATCGCACTGCTTCAGTATGTCAACACACTCTTCGTTCATTACATGTCTTTCGCAACCCTCACAGTCAATTTTGAAAGCCCATGTTTTAGAGATATCCAAGTCATATTTTTCTAAAATATCAGGAAGAGAAATTGTTTCCGTCTTTCCGTCTGGGATCTGTATACTTTCTCCGGCACCAAGACCATAAGGAATAATGGTTAGATTTTCCAATCCAAGCTCATCTTTCTTTTTCACTATCTCGTTATAATAAGGAAGGTCAGGTTCCAAAGCTATGATTTTAGTTTGCGGATTATTTTTTGCAATGTTGTGAACATGCCAAGGATGTTTTGTCCCACGAGCGCCGATGTCTATGAAGAAATCAAAGTAGTTACTAGGATAGGTTTCTACTAAGTACTCACTCCATATGTTTTCAATCAATACTGGTTGAATATTCTTCATAATAAATCACTTTCTCCCTGCAAATGAGGGCGCATAATGCTCATCACCTGTGTATTTAGGACGAGTGTGTCGGACTATTGACATGGGATTTGCAACGTAGTTACACTTATCTCTAACTCTAAATGACCACTCCAAATCTTCACCTTGTCCCCACAGGAATCCTTCGTCTAGAGGATTTTGTTCCATAAACTTTTTCTTTGCAACCCAATAAGAACCTGAAATATACGCCCATTTGCCTGCATGTATATCTTCGTAAGGCATTGTTTTTCTTGTTCCATATTCTGGATGATCCCAAGAAACCCAGTCCCGGAAACGTTCACCCCAGAAATTTTCTATTCTGTTCATGCAAACGTCCCAATCGTTTCCAAATCTCAAAAAGTTACTATACCAGTCTTGATCAAACATGTGGTAGTCATGCATAAAAACTACGTTTTCATATTTTGCATTTTGTGTTATCAAGTTCTTCTTCTTGGTGATCCAACCAGACAACACACCGGGCATTCTAACTCCGTCTTTGGTTGGGATTTTGGTTGTATGCTTCTGTCCATTTTTATCAATCAATGTTCTAGATTCTAAAAAAGGATTACCTTCTTTCTGAAGAATATCTAATACAACATTATCATCAAAGGGAACATGAACAACATCTGGTCTCTTGTGTAAGTGTAAGTGATTTCTGCCATCTTCTGGGAACGGTCCACCAACAACTACAATTTCATAATTGGGTATTTTTAATTTTCGTATAGAATCAAAAATACAAAGCATGTTATCTCGCCAACCAAGACTGCTCTCATTTTCTTGAGCTGCGGTTATTATACCAAATGTAAAATCCATATTTCCTCACAGTAGTTTTAAGTTTTGTAGCTTATCCCCTAGTTCATAGGGGCTATTTTCAAAGTCATAATCGGTCATCAATAAAAATTCTTTGTCTGGGAGACTAGTCATTTTATTTAAAATGTAGTCTATAGTTTTCTCCGGACCGCCATGTGTACTTTTCATGACGGTTCCATCCGGTGAGTATGTGCCATTATTCCAAAGATAGTGTAGACTCGGGTTCGCTTCTTCTTTTTCGAAATAGTAATTTTTTTTACCTTTCTGAAAAAAGTCAAACCCAACCAAAGCTATCTTATTATATTCTTCGTTATCAACAAACAAAGAAAATGCTTGTATGCCACTAGAAGGACCCCATTCATCAAAACCATATTTTTTAAAATCCTCGATAGTCTTGACACCAAAGTCATGATAATATTCCACACCTTGTGATGGACATATCTCTTTGACAGGAGGTTTCTCCCATCGGGAAGTATTAAAGATATGAGTTATTCCTAAGCCATCTAGAATATGTCTTTCGTATGGGTGGGGATCACCAGCGTTCAAAAAATGATAATTTGCTCTGTTTGAAATTAAGTGTTCATGTCCACTATAAGGCGGATGATTACATATGGCGACTTCATCAAAAGAGTCTATAAATTCTTTTGATGATCTCCTGACACTTGGACCTTTACCTATTACAACAATCGATTTCATTTAATTTTACCCAAATATGTTCTAAGATCTTCTGGAGTTCCCAGTCCATGCATCGCATGAACAAAGAAAGGCACTAATGTTTTTTTATCTTGAATCAGTTCATTATATACAGGAGCAATGTAGAATTCATTATTCACTCTGATGTTTTTAGAGATCATATCTTCTGCATACTTCACAAAGTCAGAACCGTTTCTGTACCAATAAATACCACACGTTGCTATATTAGATATAGGTTTCTTTTCAGCGACCTCTGTAACAAATCCTCTAGAATTTGTTTTAACAAAAGACCATTTTGGGTGAACAGATGTAAAGGTGAAAACCATAGAGTCAACGTCAGTCATATTTTTTATAAGATTGAAGTTTTGATTTTGATATTCAATGAACTGATCTGAATTTGCAATCAACAAATCATCATCATTATCAATAAATTCTTTTGCTAAGAGAGCTGTACATGCAGCTCCCTCGGTTAAACCATCAACCTCAACAATTGTTGTTCTACCATTTGTAATTTCATAAAGGGTTTCCTTGAGACCAGAGTATTCTTCTAGGTGTTGTTTTCTCACAAGGAAAATATAATCTGCATCGAAGTCTAAGTTTTCAACAACAGTTTGAATCATCGATTTACCATCAACATCAATCAGTGGTTTTGGGAAAGTATATCCTTCTTTAGCAAAACGACTTCCTTCACCCGCCATTGGTATTAAAATTTTCATCGAGAAACTCCTTGAAATTTTTATAATTAACTTCTTTACAATTGTCTACCTTCCATATGTTTGGCACAACGGAGGTAGTAGCTGCTTCAAATCCTTTATCAGAATCCTCTACAATCAAAACATTCTTTGGATCAACCCCAAATTTTTCTACTGCCAGATCATAACAATCAGGAGATGGTTTATTGTTTTTTACATCTTCATTTGTTATCAACAAGTCTATGAAATCATACTGTGAAGTTGACTTTAACATCGCTTCTGATGTTTCTCTTATTGAATTTGTAACACAACCAATTTTAATTGAATTTTCTTTTAGAACATCATGCAAATAAATTTTATCATACGCAGGACAAGAATTTTTCTTTATTATCCCCAGAGTCAAGTCCTGTTTTGTTTTCCAAATCTTATTGGAAGTCTCATTATCTATACCCAACATTTCCAATTTAACTTTTGTCGGTAATCCATTATACTTCTTTTCGTGATCATGTCTACTAATTTCTATATCGACTGTATCTCTGAGTGCTTTATTTAAAGCAACAAAGTGCCAATCACAGGCATCAACAAGAACTCCATCTAAATCAAAAAGTACTACTGAGATTTTACCAGGCAGTGTGAATTGATTTTGGTAGTATTTCGTCATGCCAATCTAACTCTCTTATATTAAATTCTATATTGGGATCAAACGGATACTCTTTGTTTTCTATAACCTTTTCCAATAGATCAGCGTCTGCAAATTTTCTATACTGAGGGTGACTGTAGGTATGCAATTTATATACCATGTCCTCTGGATGCATACACCAAGAGAAATGACAACCTGCTTTCATTGGTAAAATAGGACCGACATCTCTCCAATTGCATGGGTAGTTGTTTTTAAATACTTTATACTTAGCTGATATTGCAGATGTAAAATCTTTATTTTCCCAAAGATAATTCATCTTCCAAAAAAATTGATTCAAATTTAAACGAACCAGATCATGTATAGCAGTTTCATTTATTATATGTTCATATGCCTGCTCGTAAATTATTTCATCCGCGTCTATTGAAATAATAATATCATCGTCTTCGAAATTAATCATTTTCATGAAGTGACTTCTCATGGCAGGTTCATTTATTCTATGAATATCATCTTCATTTTCATAAGCTTCCACTGTAGTTTCAGATACATCACATGGAAGATATAGAATCTTGTCGCGAAGATTCTTCGGAAAATGTTCAATTAGATTTTCCTTTTCCCACAACAATTCATTTGGCATACCCGTGTGTGTTCTGTTGCACTCGCATATCACAAAGCGATCAATATGATCATATGACTCGATCAAATTCATCTGAAGAAATCTCATTTCGTGAGGTCTATAGAAATAAGTCTTTAAGTAGATCATTTTCCTAACCAATCTTCCAATCTTATCTTAGCTTTCCAATTAAGAATTTGTTCTGCTTTAGAGCAATCAGAAAGAGTATCACGAGCTTCTCCCGGTCTTCGTCCAATGTAGACATAATCTTCAAACTCTTTCGGAGAATCACCCTTACCAATCATCTTAACAAGATCCATGACACTCAAATTCTCTCCATAACCAATATTAAAAATTTGACCCAAAGCAGCACCATTATATGTTCTAGAAGCAAGAATATTAGCTTCTACCACATCAGATACATGAGTATAGTCTCTAGTTTGAAGTCCATCGCCAACGACTGTCATTGGAATACCAGCATCAACTTGGCGCTGGAAGATACCAACCACAGGTGCGTACTGCCCCTTCAATGGCTGATTCTCTCCATATACATTAAAGTATCTGAAGATCACTGTCTCGAAACCAAATAACTTAGTATACATCTCACACAACTCTTCACCACAAACTTTGGTCACTGAGTATGGATTCAGACAATCTTTTGGCATTGTCTCTACCAAAGGAGGGGTGTTTGACAAACCGTATGCAGATGATGTAGAAGAATAAACTAATCGTCTTACTCCGTTTTCCTTTGCTGCTTGCAGAACACAACTTGTTCCATATACATTTGTTTTAGCAGCGGTGGTTGGATTGTTTATACAGATTTGAATTCTAGCTTGTGCTGCAATATGAAAGACAGTATCGACATCCTCGAACAGAGGAAAAATTTTATCATATTCACAAATGTCATACTTGTAATTTTCTGCTTCTTCGTTCCAGTAAAAATTATCATGACAGTCAGATGATTCATTGTCTATTACAACAACTTCATGACCTTCGTCAATCAATCTATTTACTAAATTACTTCCAATAAAACCGGCGCCGCCAGTTACAAGATATCGCATAATCGCTCCTAGTTAAATTTGATTCCAAGTTTACTCAAAATATTCTGACCTATAACCCATGGTGTCACACTTTCAGAACTCAGATCGTATGTCTTTTCTTCGTATGAATACGTATCATCGCATAATTCAGCAGATATACGATCTTCCCAATACAACTCAACAACCATACTCTTTCTGAAGAAAGGATATAACTTATTACATTCTGGTATATCGATTGTGTTGTGTAAAATATTTTGCCTATGTCTAAACTGAAGTGTGAACTTAGCATCACTGAAAGATATCCACCACTTATGTCCAAACTCTTCTCTTGGATCAAAAGATGAAACTAAGTTATCAAACAAGGGGGATGGTACTTCAATATAACCCCTCTTTGATATTCTCACAATCTCATTGAGAAATTTAACTGGTTCATGAATATGTTCTAATATATGACTAGCAAAACAATAATCAAATTCTTTATCTTTAAATGGATATGGATATGAATTCAATTCGTGTTTGACAAACTTCTTATTTGGATAATTGTCTGTGTGATCATCGTGATCAACCAACACATCCGCATACTCACATCCGCTCTTCGCACCACACCCCAAATCAACCACGTTCCATTGTGGATTGTCTGAGAGTGTTTGCATTACATGATCTCTATCAGTTCTTTTTAACATTATATAAGTTCCCATACTGAATAATCTTCATCTTGATTTTCTAACAACTCAACCCAGAACCGATCATTTTTGTTTTTCCTGTTATCTAGCCATTCTTTTGAATGAATTATCTTTTTATTTTTTCCTACCATACCAGCGACAATATTAAAAGTAGATGGACTTGATATCATATAATCACAGTGCGACATCCTAACAAAGTCTTCAGCAAAATATTCTCTATCCCAAGTATTATCACCAAAGGAATAGCCTAACTTAAGTTCCTTTAGTCTCTCTACCACTGCTTTGAATTGATCCATTTCTAAATCATCAGTGAAAATATAAAAATGGTTTACTTCTTCTTTGAGTCTATCAATTGCATCCAAATAGTATTGAGTCTTTTGTCCAACGTAAATTGCATCTTTGTCCACTCTGAACTTATCAGTTCCTCTGAAATGAACAGCACATGAATTTTTAATTAATGGTGGTTCTTCTACTGCGAACTTGAAAATATCTCTAGTTGATATTGTTTTCCAGTCAAAATACTTTTCACCCAAACAGAACGGTAGATATTGTGGTTCTGTTTGTGTAATATTTTCCAGAGGTAAATCAAAGACACTTAGTCCTTCCCAAGGGGGACATGCATAACCAACACCTTGTTTCGCTGCTAACTGTCTCATGTTATTGTAGTAGAGAACTTTATTCCCAAAACCACAGGGCGTAAAATCTGGTATGATTATCATTTTGACTTCTCCAGAGCAACAGGTTTCCAGCCTCTATCTTTCCAGTAACCCATTACATTTTCTCTAAGATCAGAATGACCTTGTTGTTTATATGAAGCCAAATCATCATCACCTAAAACACAGTTGTGGGGATCAGACCAAATAGCAGGGTTATCTTTTGGTTGTGCAGGGACAAAACTTCTTATGTCACCATTTACCTTGAGTGATGCACAAAACTGAATGTCCTCTGCGTTATCGAGAGTAACTTGATCCTCTCTCCAGAAGTTTTTCACCCAGTCCCTTTTGAAAACCCAACAGTGTCCAACGAAGTCAACCTCGACATCTTCAGTATTGAATGCACCAAAATCAATGCCACCAACCTTAATATGAGAGTATCTTCCGTTTGCACCTATAATGGAGTTAAGTTGTTTTGATTTATTTACCGCGTACTCCAACCATCCGGGATTAGGAATAGTATCGTCATCGAAAATTGCAACGTAGTCTGTGTCTAAAATAAGTGGAAGAGTAAATCTGCCGTGGAATTTGAAGTTTCTATTCACATTGTGTATGTGAGTAAATCCATACCTTTCCCGAAGATCCGAGATATCAATGTGAGAATCATTTTGATAAACTATAATTTCATCTGCCTGGATTGACTGATTATAAATTGATTGAAGCTGATCTTCAAGATAATTTCTTTTCCAAACTGTCAATATTACTGTAAGGCTACTCAAGTTGGTTCTCCTCTGACGAATGTAAACTCTTGCATGTTTGTCCATACAATGTCATAACCATTATCAACTAATAGTTTAACAGATTTTTCTTTATCTTCAACTGAATAATCATCAAATCTTTCGTGATATTCTACTAGTAGTTGTGTTGGGAATATTTCATCCTTAATCATATCCTCAACAACAGAAAATTCAGATCCCTCTATGTCCATCTTAAGAAGATCGATATGGCTATGACCTTTCGATTCCATTATAGTTTTTAACTTCTTTACTTCACACCGTATGGTAGTGTTAGATTCACCAATCACTTCTCTGTAGGAAACCCACTCAGCCCGATCTGGTTGTTCCATCAAAAGATCTCCGTCATGATCTGAAAGACCTATTGTTTCAAAAACAAAAGAAGAAGGTGTGTCCTGATCGGAATAGTACTTGACTGAGCGAGGAGTGGGATCAAACAAATAAACAGTGCAACCGTGATTCTTATAAAGATCGTCATCAAAAGAAATATCTTCGCCAACCCCAAACGAATAAACAACAGAGTGGGGGTTTATTAATTCCGGATCCACCACCCATGCACATGTACCGGATCCATACTGTTTAAGTTGCCCATGTGTCATATCAAGTCTCCTTTAGAGACGGATTGTAAGATGAAATAAGATGGTAATACTTTTCTTTGTTCTCTGTGTAAGATTCTAACATTGGTATTTCATCTGGATCAACATATCTAACTCGATGTTCATTGAACAAAAACTTACCTTCGTCTATGAAAGATTGTATTTTTGCAGGCACATCATCAACACCCTCCATGAAATTCTTACCCAGATCAACTGCATGTCCCCAGTTCCTCAACTTAATTTCTATCTGCTCAGGAGTTCCAATGTATGTAAGGTGACACGCCGTTTCCTTAAAGATTTTTATCTGAGGATGTTTATCTCTCAAGTCACGCAACTGGTTTAGTGTTAAACCTGAAGTTTCCAGAGTGGCGTGTGATATCCCGGTAGGTCCATTCCACTTTTGGAATTCGCCTTCACTAGATCTAATACCATTCAAGAAATAGCAATGGAAGTTACCCTGTAGACAAAAGGGTTGTTTAGTTACTTTATATTCCTCTATTACTTCTTTTAGTTTACTTCTGATTGGTATCTCATCTAAATCAGAATAAAGAATAAGATCATCACGAGTACAGTTACTCAAACCGTCTATACATCTATTCTTTTGTTCTATGTCAATGTATGCTCTTCCTTTACCTTTCATGTCATCAACCACAACATGAACGATCTTATCGAGGTACTTAGAATATCTCTCTTTGTTTTCTTCGAAGTAAAGAGGTTTATCATCACCCATGTGAGTGACGGTATTTTCACATAGAACAAAATGATCTACGACATCATATAACTCTTCAAGTCTAAGCTCTAGTAAGTCTAACTCATTATAAAAATTAAAGCAATCCCATATCTTCATAGTTCACCTCACCAGTAACAACTGTTTTCTACGAGTTCTGTTTTTTCTTTTTCAGGAGTTTCTTCTGCCGATGGCCTTTTCCAGTTTTCATTATAGAACTCTGAAATGATTGGGTGAGTATCCCATCTACCACCCTTAACACCAAAGAGAATCTGTGTTGGACCACCTATGTGAATACCCTGCTTGTTGAATCTCTTCGCATGTACAGCAAGAGGAAGTGACCAAGCTCCACAACCAGTGAGAACAACGTCAGCGTCAGAGTCTTCGATCTTCGACTTGAGATCATCCAGTCCCTCAAACCAATTCTCGTAAGGGGATTCGGTTAAGTAATGTGACTGTGGTGTTTCTACAACTTCTAAATCAAACTCAGGAAGAACTCTTCCATCTTCCCAGAGCGACTCCCTGTTGTTATCATACTGCTCTTTAATTGTTTTGGCAAATGGTGACATAACCAAAACCTTTTTACCAGCAAGAGCTTCTGTCCAAGGGTTATCGTGGTAGTATGGTTCAAGACCTCTAAGTTCAGTCAAGAGAACTTCTGGATTTCTCGCGGTGAGAATTTCTTCATCATGATCTAACCACTTTGGAGAGAGATCAACTTGATCTAAACACTCATAAAATACTTCAGCAAACTCGTTTAGTGTATCCTGATCTTCGGGAAAAACTCCAGCAATAACAGTGATAAAATAAATCACCTGCTGGTTCCAAGTGGGTGCTTCCATTAGATTTTGAATAAGAGCCAACTGCTCAGAATTTCCAATCTTTCCTGCACAAAAAGCTTCACCTGATAAAACCATTTGCTTTAATTTCTCATTACCTTCATTCGCATTCATACTGAAATACCTCATTTAAAATTTTACATGTAGTTGAAAAGGATCCATATGAGGAACAGTTTTCCTCGTACCAAGATATGCAATTATCAGAAAGAGTTTTCCACTCTTCCTCTTTGACTTCTCTTAGTTTATCTATCTCTTCTGGAGAAGAGATTTTTATAAAGTGTGTATTTTCTACCAGTTTATTATAGTAGGTAGTATCCACACCGGGTGTTACGATTGGAACCACACCAAAAGCCATGTACTCTATTTCTCTATTACATTTTGGACCGTAGCCTGGCAGACATAATCCAAATTTAGAATAGGAAAGTTTTTCCAAATACTCTTCTTGTGTGTAAGGCCACCTGTTGGTGTCCCCCATCATAACGGGCATACTAAACAGTTCTATACAATCAGACCAATCATGTGATGATCTTTTATCTAATTGTACTTGATTTTCTATCTTACCCAAGAAAATACTTTCGATTTTTCTGTCTTGGTAAGAACGTCTAAATTCTTTTTTATATTTTTCTATTAGCTTTGGTTTTCTTCCCCAAAAAATCCAAGGCTTGCATCTGTCGTCTGCACAGTTAGGAATCGTATTACCAAATAATCCATATTCAAAAGGAGAGACTGGTCGATCATCAACTCTTGGATGATCGTATAATAAAATTTTGCCAGGCTTATCTACCCAACAAAATCCATCTGGGCTGTCTCCAAGTTTACACAACCCTTCAGATTCCCAAATATCTAGCAACTCTCTAAAAGAATCGCCCTTATGTCCCTGCCGGGGTTTTAGTATAATCACATTTACCTACCATTATATCCATGAGAGACATCTTAGTTTCAATGCCTCTAGTAAAGTTAGCATGATGCATAATGATGTCTTTTGGTACATCAAAATTCCATGCAATATCTCGCGTCCATTCTTTTTCTAAAGAATGAAAAACGTTGTGGTATCGTTTACCCAGTGGTTTTGCTTTTATTCCCATATCTTTGATATAGTAATTCATTGCTATTTGATCACCACTACCACTTTGACTAAAGTTATCCATGTTTTTCAGGACGTTTTCGAATAGATTGAGAATTTTATCGTTTGATCTAGCAATAAAGAAACCAGCACAAAGCATATTTACATCATCTATACAAGCTATATCATTGTCACCAATTTCTTCGATGATATTATCTTTGAACTTATCGAAGAAAATTATATCACAATCAGAATGTACAAAAAATTCATCTCGACCTTTTGTTTCTAAGATAGAATCTACAACATATTCCATCTTTTTTCTCATCGCAGACATCCATCCGGCGTGCATAAATGATGCCGAAGGACAGTCCTGTGGGATGTTTCTAATAACAAGCTCAAGATCTTTTTCATAAGGAAACGACTTGAGGTAATAATCATCTAATATTTGTTTGTGTGAGTCGGAGTAGAACGTATATGTTTTCATTATATTTTCCTAACTAACTTCTCTAAGAACCCCGAAGTTATTATTTTTTCTTTCTTCAAATACCTTTCCATCTTTTTCATACATTTCACCACTGTCATTTCTTTGATGTAACTCATCAGCTTGATCGTGGTTTCCGGGAATCCAAAGATGTTTTGCAATACAAATATCACTAACTGCAAACTTACCCATTAGCATACACGCCGAAGTTTGCTCGTTATCACAAAACACAGAAGTATAATCTGGGTGGTAGATATATCCAAATCTCTCATAGAGCTTCCATCCCAAACAAGGCAATGTCATCAATGGATCTTTTCTTATTCCATCATTAAACTTTATTGCCCCATCATAATCAGGGAAGGTGTTTTGATATGTCCTATAGATGATATCATCATAATCTTCTTGGACGGGGAACATATCATCTGAAATCAGTAAAAGAACATCACCCTCCGCACCGTCCATATTTGCGTTACAAGCTTCTACTTTAGATTTTGAGTTACCGTAGAAATATTGTATATCATTAGCCTGTGCTAACTCATCTAACCACATTCTCATTTTTGGTGTATTCATTGTCGAATCATCTTCATCTAAAGTTATGATAAATGATACTTCATGTTTACCAGAAAGTAAAGAAATATATTTGGTTAAAATTTGTTTGAATTTTTCAGGACGATTACGAGAAGGAAATTTTATCACTAGTTTCATTATCAATTACCTATTTTTTCCTATATGGTATTTTGGTATTAGTTCCCAGTCAGTTTTTTCTCTGTGTGGGATAATTTTAATTTGTGCCAAACCTGATTGTGGTTCATCATATTCCTCTCCTTCGATTGGAACAACTAAACCCCATTCTTTTAAAAGTTTAACAATAGTATTTCTTCTTCCTAGATCATTGTCAGAAACATCGCTAGACAATCCATCTAGCAAGAATAATTCTTTAAAGTGCAGTATGGCATATCTACCTCTTTTGTGTAGAATATGGCAAGACTGATATAATTTGTTTTCTTTTCTTGATGAGACACCTATACGTGTGAGAGTTTCTCTCACTTTCAAAAAAGAATCTTCTTCTGGAAGTTCTATCTCTACGCCCAAGCCCTCAAAAATATCATTTTCTTCTTCACTATCCATAATATTATCTCCAATACATATTCGCTTCAATATAATATGGCATAATATATAGATCTTATCCCTTTTTAACACCGCCAGTGTCATATAACGCTTCTATATTTCTGAGCTGTTCATCTGACAACAGAGATAAAACTTCCCTTGCTCTGTGATTTGAATAGTTATAATGCTTTTTTATGAGAGCCAATTTATCATCGTCCTCTCTTTTCAACCACTTACTAAATCGCTTTCTCTTTCTGAGAGACAATCTAAGATAGTCGAATTGCATTTTACTGCCGAGATGAGACATTTGATTACATTGATTTGCATACAGAATGCTGTCTGGAAAATAAGACAAACACTTGTTGATGACAAAGGGAACATATTCCTTTTCATACAAACCAGTGGGATCTCCGTCCATCAGTGGAGACTTCGAAAAATTAATTGAATTAAGATATTCACTCAGATTCATCAACTACCGCCACAATATCTTCTCTTTTGAGTAGGTCAAATTTATCATGAATACCAATTCTCTTACTTACTTCGTAGAGAACAATGTCCCCCACTTTATAATCCACTTTAGCTACCTTTCCATCGAGACCTGGAGTTCCGGGTCCCATGGTAATAACAGTGGCTTGAGCAAAAGATGTACTCAGTACCTGACTTGTCTTGAAAATAATACCAGAATCAGTTTTTTGTTCTTCGTTGTAATCGATTTTTTGTACTAGGATATAGTCACCCTGTGCAGAATATTTCATTTGAATTCACACTCCATCATTAGTTCTACTAAACATGCGGTTAAGTTAATTTCGTGATCTGCAACAAACGCAGATTTGTATTGATAATCAGCCAAAATCAAAATAGACTGTGGAACTGAAGATGCAATAACATATGTATTCATTCCATCGTAGATCTTTCTGAATATGTGGGTTTGATCGTTATCTAAGTTTTCAATAACCCACTTCCTAACTGAAGTAAAATCTTTCTTCTTCATTGAAGAAGCCAATTCTTTGATTTTAATTTCAGAAACATCTGACAATATACCAACATCAATTGTACCAGAGACAGAATACTTTTGCAATTCATTTATGATTCTCCTGAAATCAGGAAAATATTTCATTACCAATCCAACCAAAACCTTTTCTTCATAAGGAACGCCTTCATTGTCAAGGATTGTTTTGATCCTATCTAGAATTTGTATGGCGAGTTTTGGTTTCTCTTTCGATGCTATGTTGAAGTTTACAACGGTACATCTAGAATGAATTGGTTCGATGATTCGATTCTTGAAATTGCAAGTCAAGATAAACCTACAGTTTTTAGAGAACTCTTCTATGAATCCTCTGAGTGCAGGTTGAGTTGACTGTGCATTTGAATAATCAAACTCATCAAGAATTACAACCTTCTTTTGGTTTGTCAAAGAAACCGTGCTGGCAAAATTTCTAATCTTTGTTCGGAGAGTATCGATGTTTCCATCCTCCGAACAGTTGATCATTAGGTAGTCTGTACCCAGTTCTTTACAAAGAGCCTTTGCAACAGTAGTTTTTCCGCAACCAGGTCCTCCACATAGAAGAAGGTTTTGAGATTCTCCACTTGCTACAATGTCAGAGAAAATCTTTTTTATGTCTTCTGGTAAGACACACTCTTCAATTTTAGATGGTCTATATTTTTCAACCCACAAGTAGTGTTGAGTTTCCACGATGGTCATTATGATTCCTCATTATAATTTTTTAATCAAACAGAGTAAACAGAGTCAGATTCAAGAGCAACCCAATACTTTAGATCAAGTCCACTAGCATTACAAAATTCACTAACAACCTTTTCTGTAATATTCACTGTATAATCTCCCTGAAGCATTTTCAGGTTCTCTACCTTGAAGTAATATTTAAAGGCAGCAGACTCATCATATACAGCATCTCCCAACTCAACCGAGTACGAGTTAGTAGTTCGATCAGCTTTATCCAGAACTTCAGCGAAGACACCATCATCAGTATTGTGGATACAAAGATCGGGGAGCTGAAGAACAGCCGCAGCTCTTTGCAAGTCATTGAATATATCTTGCTTCCAACCGAAACTAACAACAGTATCAGGCATATCAATTTCTTTGGTGGGTACTGTAAGCAGACTTGGTTCTGAATAAAAATACTTAATCAAAGAATTATTAGATCCCTTGATAGAAACATACCCTTCTTCAAATTCAAAATCAGGATCTGAGAAAAGAGAAATTGTTCCTAAGAATTTACCAAGATCCCAGATTCCAAATTGTGTTGCGAAGTCTTCTTCAACAGTAGCTTCTGCCATTACATTCTTGGCGGGGGTAAGGGTCTTCAAAACATTTCCTTCTTTAACTAGAATATTTGAGTTTAGACTAGAAAAGTTTTTTAGAATCGAAAATGTGTTTTTACTTAATTTCATTAATCACTCCACTGATCAAAATTTTCCATGTTTTCTTCATAATCACTGTCATCTATATTTCCTTGTTTAACATCTCTAAGCAATTTTTTTGCTTGATGTCTGCTTGATTTTCTTCTTTGACTACCTTTTTTTCCAAAAGAATAATCTTCCTCACTTGAGGTAGACTTGATCTTACCACGGGTGGATTTGTTTTTCAATTAAAAATCCTCCAAATAATTAACAAGCTTTACTAATTTCTTGGTTATAAAGTAATTTAAAATTTTCGAACGATCACCATAGGTTGAATCATCAAAGTTGAGATGTATCCTATCCTGAATATCATTGGGTATTTCTTCGAAATCAACCAAGACTTTATTTCTATTCCAATTCTTAAACATTGGATCATCTTCACCTATTGTGGTTTCTTTATATTGTGCGAGCTTCTTCTTTGTTAGAGGACGTTGCTTTTTAGTTTCCTCTATGAAACAATCATCGTCCGAAAGAACATTTGGGATTCCATCAGACGAATCTCCCCTCAACACATGTTCCAGAAGATATGTTTCCGGATCTTCACACACAACAAAGTCTTTTTTACTTGGACTGTATTGTTTTATATTTCCATATCTTTGAAGTTGTTGGAAGTCTTTATCACTAGAGATGATAAGAATCTTTTCCTGTTTGTAGAATCGTTTTGCTATAACTGCAATGACATCATCAGCTTCTGTATTTTGTGCTGAGATATTTTTGTAGGGTAGATTTTCTTCTACTTCATTTCTAATGATATGTAAGTATTCGAAAATTTTATTCCAATCAACATCAGAGTCTTTTTGCTTTTTTCTTCTCTGTGCTTTGTAATATGAAAATACATTTTTTCTCCAGCAATCAGGAGAGTCGTGACAAATAATAATTTCACCATATTCAGCAGAGAACTTTTTTCTATAAGATCTGTAAGTGTTCAGAACTAGATGACGAATAAAATCGATATCCATTTCATTATTGTATTTTATAGATTGGAAAATATTCGATAAGATAATTTGGTTGTTGTCTATTAGTATCATGTTATACATTCTATCATAATTTAATTAAAAATCAAGTCTCAACCCAGTGTTTTCCATTGTCATCTTTGATGTACTTATAAACCCTACCTGTGGCAGAATCTATCCACTCGTCACCAACCTTTGCGGAAAAGGGAACTGTATTGTCATTGAAAAAGTTTTGTGATTTGCCCATCATAATCCAACCTTCTCGTTCTCCCACTTCGGGAGATACACCAGTTATTGTTTTTGACGCGGCATACAATCTAGAATTTTTTATTACAAGATCGCCATATTCATATGTGATAGGAACTCCATTTTCATTTGAAAATTTGTAGTTGCCTATAAAATTAAAAGAGTCAAATTGTACCATTAAAAGCACCTCAACAAAAGAGTCTTGTCATTTATTCTTCCAGTGACAGGAAGCTTTTTAGTATTTATCTTGTCTAATGTATTTAAAGAAAAATTCTTTCCTCCTGAACAACAACTCCCCAGAAGAGTTTTTATATTTCTTCCGGCAGATTTACAAAAAGACAACTCAGGGTTGTAGTTTTGTATGGTTGTTCCCTTAAAAACAAATCCTTCTTTTTCCGAACATTCGTAATAGAATATTTTATTCTGTTTAGTATTGAATGCGATCAAACCATTAGCACCAACTACTTTTGTTGAATCTACCGATTCAACTGAGTGCTCGTCCCAAGACTCTTGGTACTTTACATTCTTAACCATCTTTTCTGGAGTTATCTTTTTCTTCTTTCTTACAATCTTACTCCTCGATTCGAATTCATCTGCAATAGAAGTGACATAAAGAAGAAGTTTCTTTTGTTTTGTTTTTGACAAATAAGACCAACCCTCTACTAAATCAGGATCAGTTTCATTTATACTACACTCCAATTCATTTTCAAAAGTTCTAAATCTTTCTGCAATGAATCTAGCTTCTTTTTTTGGCATTTTGTATGCGCTGCACAAACCTTTTGCGCTTCTCTTACGAAGAGTTGTATTGTTTTGTAGGGAGGCGATATATTCATCAATCCATGTTTCGACTATAGCACCCGGCGTGTCACCGTTCATTTTTAATCTCCTGGCTTCCAAAATACAAACACTGGTTCATACTTTAGATATTTTCCTTTGACTTGACAATAATTCTTACACTTTGGGATTCCGTTTTCGTCCACTCGGTTTTGACCTGGCATGGATTCCAATCCCATTTTTAACTTGTACTTGAATATCATACCATAAGATTCAAGAATTTCAATAGAATCTTTCTCTATAGGCAGATACTCACCTTTGACTAAAATGTCTGCGACATTCCACAGGAGATATCTATCATTTTTTAAATATTCAACACAAGTCTTTAGTGTGGGTTCAAGAAATCCATCTCTCCATGATTCATACGAAGAACCAAACTTCTTAAATGATTGATTCTCATCTTCACTATATGCCTCTCTATTGAAGTAGGGAGGTGAAGTGAATATTAAATCAAGTTTTCCTTTGTGTTTCTGGAACCCCGGATCTTCATGAATTACTTCGGAGCCAAGTTGATATAGTTCGTAATTGTTTGTAGAGCTAAAGAAAGGATTTCCACGGTACGTTTTAGTATTATAGAAATCGGCAACCAGACTATATTTAGAAGTGTTATCAGGAAAGAAATTGTCAGGATTGGGATCAGTGCCAATATAAAGAATATTCCTATCATCACGAGCACACATAGCACCCAAAATTCTACCACCCCAGCCTGAACTTGGATCGTAAATTCTGATTTGTTCTTGTTGTTTAATTTGTTCAGTATATCTCTCATACAAATATTTAGCTGTAGTGGGAGGAAAGTTTACCGCTGGTTGGATATAACCTATACGAAAAGCTTTGAAGCCTCCGGGGAACATTGGTTTATCTTTTTTATAGAGTCTAATAGAATAAACCTTATCGTCAGCCATATTTTCAATATCAAATGTAGAGTAGTGTTTATATTGCAACCAACCACAATCTTTATACTTTTGAACTTCATCTTTTGTTAGTTGCAGAATCTCTGACTGTTCAATCTGAAAATAACTAGTATTCAAACCCTCTCTGATTTTTACTTCTTCTAAGAAGAAATCATATCCATCAAACAGACTTTGGTTTGTAAAAAATATATCAATCCATTCCTCACCAGAGTCAACATCAACAACGGAATACTTCTTACTATTTTTTATAGTAGAAAGAGCATGTGAGTAAAATGAATCTCTTCTGAAATGCCTAGACGCACCTTTTACAACTCGATCCAAATAATCATCATTTGCAATCAAGTCATAGATGGAGTGTCCATTGTCTTTGTCGGAATAATTTATTCTAGTCTTAAACATATTATCAAAAAACTGATCGACTTCCACTCCCAGTCTTGATTTGTTTATGATCACATCATCATCTATATCTGATAATTCATCAGTGTTTGTAAATGTATGAACTGGATATTCCGCAAGCTTATTGAATGCTTTGATGATATCAGTTTCAGACTTCCCAGTGCGAGGAGGACAACCATAATTGTCCCATGAGTAAGTCAAAACTTTTCTCAATTCAATAACCCAGTCTTTAAATTCATCTGGTGTCATTGCAAGAAGATCTTCAAACTTACAATTCACCTTTGAATTTATGACATAATCATTTCGTTCATAAAATTGTTTCATGATCCTACATTCCAAAATAAAGCACCCGGACTTGCATACCTTTTCATAAATTCCCATGCCTTTGCATCGTATGTTGGTGCAGAAGGAAAGGGTGGTTTCACTTTTGTTTCTTTGTTGAAGGGGATTTCACAGTGATAGACTTTTGCTCTTCCGTAGTCTCCTTTGTGTCCAACAGCAACACAATGGAACGATGCATCTGGCCATGCTTGCTGTAATCCTCTAGTGAGGGTTCCGGATGAACCGACTGTCCATACTTCGTTTGGTCGAACATCGCACCGTAAAGCAACCCTAGTAACGGAAGCAATAACACTAGGATGGTCAAACCCAATAGGAAGTAATCTACGATTGATAGGACTTTCTTGCACATAATCTCTTGCTCTTTTCTCTGTCACCGACAGCATCCCATTTGGAACCCAGTTCATTATAGCACCTTCTTCAATGGCCCGCAACTGATAATCATGTAGTTTATCCATCGAACGTTCAGCCATAAAGACAATTGCCTTTTTACCATATTTGCGGCATAAGTACGAAAGAGAAATCTGTGCGTACCCAGTTGCGGGAGAACTCCCATATACCCATTCTTCTATCTCCGGTTGACTTTGTATTAAATAATCTGCAAATCTAACTTTAGATCCGCCTCCGAGAAGATCATCTCGAACAATAGAAAATCCTTCGTGTTCTTCTATCACTGGGGCGGGATTTGGATCTATCCAATCACCAATATCACAATCATCATCGAATAGACTTGGCATAAATTACTTCATCCTACTAAAATTATTCACCTTTTTAAACTTAATATGATTTTTGAATTTATCTACAAGTTGATCTGCCTTATGACTTATTACAAAAATATTATTTTTTTGGCTGAGACCATCTAAAATTTTCATTAAGTCATCAGTACCAACAGAGTCCAGAGAAGAATCAAAAATTTCATCAAGAATCAAAAGATTGCAACTTGCACTATTTTTTAGTTTGGCGACTTCTCTCCAAGCTAACAATAAAGCCAAGTCTATTCTCATTTTTTCGCCTTCGCTAAAACTCATATATGTAAAATTATCTCTGAATCTACTCTTGATTGTTTCATTGAACTCTTCATCTAAAGTAAACTGAACAAAGAAATCCATTTCAGTTAAGTTTTTATTGATCAGTTTATTCATGATAGGCAAATAATGTTTTATAATTTTTGCCTTAATCCCAGAGTCTTTCAGTAGAGTTGTCATAAATTGATATTCACTTCTTGTAGACAGAACACTTTCCTTTTCGTCAAGAAATGATTCTAACTCAGAATTAAAATCTTCTAACTGAGAAACTTCGGCAGAGACATCATAATCACTCAATTGCAATTCGTTGTTTTCATCCTGTATCTTTTTTATGTACTTAAAGATTGCAGAAACAGAAGAATTGTAGTTGGTTATCTCACCCTGAATAACCTTGATCTTGTTAATAAAATCTTGATAAGAAAATAATGTTTCTTTTTTCTCTACAATAGAATCGTCAATTTTTTCCAAACCAAGATGTAAATCGGTTATGTTTTTTTCTAGATTACTTGTTTTTTCATCACAGAAGGAAGAATCAATTGGTTGATCACAAGTAGGGCATGAAGTGTTGGTATTAAAGAATGAAATTTCTTTCTTTATTGACTTCATGTTTCTTTTCATCTGCGATTCCAATTCCTCAAGTTTACTCAAAGAATTTTCAATTGATGATCTATCTTCTATGTTAACTTCTAGATCTTTTATTTTATTTTCTGAACTAGTAATTTTGTTTTGAAACTCTTCGATTTTACTTTGAGACTCTTCAATCTTACTTTGATTATTTTCTAAGGTTTCTTTACCTTTTTCTTTTAGACTCTCTATATGATTCTTCTGAAGATTAATTTTTTCTTTAACCGTGGAAACAGCAGAATCAATTTTGTTTATTTTTTCTCTAAGTAAAGATCTTTTTTCTTTTAACACATCATTCATCAAACTAAAAACATTCAAGTCCAAAATATCTTCAATGACAGATCTTCTTTCGGAGGCACTCAACTGCATGAACGGAATAAAAGAGGAGCTACCAAGAGTAACTATTTGAGTGAATGTTTTATAGTTCATTCTTACAACTTGTTCTTCGAGCATTCGTTGATAATCTTTAGCTTTTGCATTTTGATCCAATAACTTTCCATCTTTATAGATTTCAAATATCTTGGGATTCAATCCTCGTATTATCTTATACTCGTGTGTCCCAACAGAAAAGGAAAGTTCAACTAAACAATCTTTATTGTTGATACTATTAATTAATTGTGGAATGTTTATTCTACGGAATGGTTTGCCAAACAAAGCAAAGGTAATGGAGTCCAACAAAGCGTAAGACTTACCATGACCATTTGCTCCGGTGACAAGAGTGGTTGTCTTCCCACCCAAGTTTATTTCAGTAAAATAATTTCCGAATGATCCAAAATTTTTAAATCGAACATTATTAAATGTGATCATAAATTAAACCGACTACTTAGTTTCTTCAGTTGCCTCTGTGATTGTTTCTTTTTCTTTGGTATCAACAACTTCAGTTGATGCGTCTTCAACTACTACAGTTTCTAAAACCTCATCACTTTCCATGGACTTAAACTTTTCTTGCTTCTTGAGCTTTGCTTCTTTCTTTTGCTTTGCTCGTTCTGCACAGCTAGAACAACCACCTGAACTCTTCTTCAAAGAAGCAACTTCAATTCCAGAAGGACCGAGCTGTCCCGGAATTGTTAGTATAGTAAGTTCCTGACCATCTTCAATATTTCTAGATGCTCGATATACAATAGTGGAGAAAGTATTATCAAAACTCCAGTGAACGTTAGGAACTTCTGATCTAGAATAAGCCAATCCATTTCCCATAGGAATGACAAAGGGGTGTCCAAGCTCATCCACAATAGGATTGTTGGAACTAAACTTATAGAGAAATGATGCAGCCATCAAATCATTAAAGTTTTTGCCGAATGATTCAACTGTAGTATGAAGAACAAGTGCTGGAACTTCTTCGATAACTTCACCGGCTTCGTAATTTCTTTCTGCATAGACACCATAGCTCTGCTTTTCATCACTGAATTTAATTTTACAATCAGGAGTTTCGAACGCATTCTTATGCGGTCTACCATTTTCCTTAGTAAAGAATTCAGCGCCGCTGATATGTCTTTTCCAAACCATTTGTCTTCTTTGTGTGTCTTCACTCATAGTGATAAGCTCTCCATATAAAGCATTTTTGCTAATTGTTTTAAAGAATCTTTATTATCTAAATCAGTATTCAAATCTATTTCATTAGAAATTATACTGATCGTATCTTGTCCCATATCAATCATATCTTCATCAAATTCAACATCACCCATATCTTCAATAACAGTCAAATCTAAGTTATCAACATCCATTAGGGTATCTAAAAATGAATCAAATTCAACAGAATTTTCTTTTTTATTCACGAACAACTTAATGTATTTATTAGAAAATTCTTCCAAGTCAATATCTAAAACTTCATTATTTTCTTTTGTATCATCATACTCGAAACTGAAAAACATTCTCTCTGGGTTTTCAATGAATTCAATTTCTCTTGTTTCTGTGTCTAAGATATGAAATCCCTTTTTATCATTCAAATCACTGAATGTCATTTGGTAAGGAGTCCCCAAGTAATGAACATTATTTTTACTGCTTTTGCTATGAAAATGTCCACTTAAAACCATCTCGAATCTTTTTAGGAAATTGTCATCCATGCCACCATGAAATTTAACTCCTCGCATAACTTCGTACCCAGTCAATTCAAAGTGTCCGCAAATTATAGGACATTTACAATTCTGCAAGAACTCCATCGAATCATCATAATTTTCTTTGTTGATCCAAGAAACCAAACCAATACAAAGATCGTCAAAAACTAACTCTGTTGGTTCGTCATAAATTACAAGATTATCATTTTTACTAAAGAGTTCTTGTAGTGAATTTATTTTGTTTGTGTTTTTATAAAAAGCATCATGGTTTCCTATGAGACAATGCATTTTTATATTATTATCTTTTAGATTTTTAATGAAATCATTCTGGATACCATGAAGGGTATTATAATTAACATACTTTCTTCTGTCCATCAAATCACCAAGATGGATTGATTGTGTTATTCCATTTTCTTTACAATATGGAAAAAATATGTTATTAAAAAATCTAGAAAAATAATCCATGAAATGTGGAGAATCATTTCTAACGCCAAAGTGTGTATCTGTTATGAGTGCTATTTTCATTTAGGTTTCTTTTTATTCTTTGTCGTGAACTTGTCTAGATCATTATCACTTAGAGAAAAATAAGTTGCCATTGCTTTTTTTGTATCGGTTTTTTCAAAATAATTATGTTTAAACCAACTGCTCATAGATCCATCTGTATCTAACTGTTCCATCATTTTAAACTTAATGAAGTTTTGTTTCTTTTCTTTTTCTATTCTTCGTATGAAGGCATAGTAAGTTATTTGAGTAAAATAAGAAAAAGGATTTTTTGATTTTTCTGGATCAAAATTGTGTGCATAAGTTATACAGTTTTCAATTGCATCACCAACCATTTCTTCTCTGAATGGATAGTTTGCAAAGTTTGGTTTGTATGACAAGTGTTCTGCTATCTTGACGAAGCACTCTCCAATGTAATTACTAACTGGAGGTCTTCCTTCATCAACTTCTTCTGCTTCTTTAATTTGAGTCTTCCACTCACACATTGCTTCGAAGAAGACTGTATTATCAATATAATTATTTGCTTTGGCCATTTATTTAATTCTCCACACAGAGTATACACGAAATATTTATTTTATCAACTTTTTTCTTGACAATTTTAAGAACCCCTTTACAATTCACTATGTAGTGAGAGAAAAGGAATAGTCTCTATTCAAAGTATTCATCAGGATCAGAATTCCAATCAGTCCATCTGTTTCCAAAATTAGGATGATCTGTTTCTTCTCCAGTATATTCTTCATCCGCAACATCACCATCAAAATCTTCGTCATCATCATTTTCAAAATCGATCAAACTAGGATCTACCATTCCAGATTTGATAAGATCTTGTAATATACTAGGAGGTAGCATCATTGAAAAATGATATTCAGTTTCGCTATCTTCACTTGGATCTTTATTTAATAGATCATCCAAAGACTTGAGCATATTCTCTAAGTCTTTACTTTTTTGTTTTTGGATCTCGGTGTGATCTTTTATCTCTCTGGATTTTGGATTAGTGTCTTCTTTTTCTTTTTCAATATCATAAAGCTCAGCCGCTTCATTAGCTGGAGTTGAATATGTTACGATATAATCTTGTGGAATTTTTGTATCCAAAGAATGATCAGAATAAGAAATCCAATTCTTAAGAACTGTAATTTCTCTTTGCATACCTGTCATAGGATCTGCCATAAGAAGAGTTCTAAAAACCATAGGTCTTTCTAGGATCAATTTACCGGAAATTTGTCCTTTTATTTTAGCAATCAATTCATCACCATTTTTTAATTTTAGGATCCGATAAGAAGTTCTCATACACTTTCTCCTTTGATTCGGATTTTAATAAGATTAAAATCAAATTTCTCTTTATTATATATCTTTATTCTTTCATTCAGATGATTGAGAGTGTGGTTTCTATGCTTCTTGTAAGACAAATCATCTGCTATATCATATAATTTTGTTATTTTTTTATTTTCAGATTTTCTCAAGCCTCTACCAATAGACTGAAGAACTCTCACGACAGACTTAGATGGAGATGCAAAAATTACATTTTCTATATTTGGAATATTTATTCCCGTTGAACATGTTCCATAAGAGGCAACTAGAACCTTACCATCACTGTCCTGTGAACTTATCAATTGACGTATTTCTTCTCTCTGATCTACTTCAGTTCCACCATGAATAAAATAAACATCATCTTCTGGTACAACTTTTTTTATTTCTTCATATAGAGGTTTGCCGTGTAGCTCGACATAATTATAAAGAAGTAAAGTATTCCCCTTCAATGAAGAAACTAAATTTGATATAAACTTATTTCTGGATTTGTTTTCAACAATCCATTTTATTTCATCATTATATTTGCAGCGTTTCATTTCTTCTTTATCTTTTTCACTGTGTTCCAATACTAGACAATCTATCTTTAGATTTGACAATAGATCTTTTTCAATAAGATCTTTTGTTGTGGTCACATTATACACTCTACCAAAAAGACCTTCAATGACTAATTTGTGTGTTTGTGTGCCATCTAAAGTTCCTGTTGTTCCTATCCTATAAGGACAATTTTTTAGTTTAGTCATTAGTGATGTCAAAGACTTGGCCTTAAACAAATGGCACTCATCACCAAATACCACAGAGTATTGATCGAAATACTCTTGAGGCATTTTATAAATGCTTTGCCATGTGGAAATCACAACTCGTTTATCGGATGTCTTATCTTGTCCTGAAAATATAACATGACAATTTTTATCAACATCCCAAGAACCATCCGAGTAATCTTTGAAGTCGTTATACATTTGATTAACCAAACCAGTGGTGGGAACTACGACTAATACTTTTTTGTCTGACTCTAATTTGCTTAGATAAAATCTGGTGAGTAGATATATTATCAAAGATTTGCCGCTACCCGTAGGAGAAAGCAACAAACACCTATTCTTATTTAATGCATGTAAAAGACCATTTATTTGATGATCGTGTGGAGATATTCTTTTTCCTTTAGAGCAGGGTTTGATTTCATTTTCAACAAAATCTATTAGCTCACCTTGGTTTGTTTTGAACTGTTCAAACAAAGGTTGTTTATACTCCACGGTATATTTTCTATCTTTGGCAAACTGAACAACGTAGTCAAGAAGACCTGAATATATGGTATGTCGATATAAATTAAATAATCTAATTTGACCATCCCACAGCTTATTTTTGTAAGCTGGTGTAAATTGATAATTTGGGACTTCGAATGTAAAGAATTGACTTAGCTCTTTTGCTAAAGATCTATCACAATCCACAAGCAGATCCACAGAATCGAGATGTTGTATAGTCATATCGCTCATACACTATATGTATGAGGGTTACTGACCTTGAGTGAACTTGATCCAGTCCAAGGCAGCCCTGATATTCCACTGTCTATTTGATACAATTTTAATTACCTCTTCTAAGTAATTCACTTTTTCTTTTTGGAGAATAATTTTGGCTTCTATTCTGTGTACATCAGAATCACTTTGTAAAAATCTGTCTATGTCTGTTTTCAGAATAGTCAAAGGAAAAGGCTCCCAATTATGTTTCTTGAGATCATCTTCGCCCATTTTTCCAGTGTAGTACAACCACTTATCTCTCTTCATAATCTTCAATTCAGAATACATCTTTTCTAGAATTAACTTCTCTTCCATTAAGATGACAAGATACTTGTTGTGTATCTGGGGAGTCTTCAGGGACTCTATGTCGAGCTGCGTTTCATTTAGAGTGATATCCTTAGATACCATTTGTTTAATTTCACTTATATTCATAATTTACCTCATAATATATATGAACATTTACTAGGACTCTACAACGTCAGCGGAGTATATTTCTAAGCTCTCTCCATCTCTATCATAAGCATTTCTAATTGTTCCAATAAGAATTAAACGATTTCCCACCGGAATATCAGAATCTGGTATAGTAAAAGTTACCGGGAATGCACTAGACAATGGTTCGGTTACAAAATCTGGAGCATCTACGCCAGCTAATTTTACACTAGGTGCTGAGTTTTTATCTAGAGTATAGATTGCCCAGTTCCAAATCGCTCCGTAAGGTTCTCCATCATCTATACTCGCATCGAAAGTACAGGATTGTCCTCGAACAGGTGGGTTCGGTGTGAAGGTTGGATTTGTAAGTGAAGCTTTGTAACCTCTAGGTTCTATTTCACCATAAGTTATAGTCTCACTATCACTTCCTAATGGATTTGATAATATGACTGATGCCTTTAGTGTTTTCCCTGCGGTGTTGTCAGGAATAATGAAAGTATGTTCTAGCGTATCTTCAAGATCATTATATTCTTCATCATCAATTGTCCAAGTTACAGTTGTGGTGCTTGATGGATATGAGCCTGCATTATCTTGAATATTGATAAAAGCACGTAGTCCTTCATTCGTGTGCTCGGCTCCTAAGTTGCCGCTGTTTGGACGAGACGATGGTATTAAGATATTTTGTATCTCAGGTGTCACTCCAGTTATTGTAGAAAAAGCCACATTAGAACTTTCTTCTACAACAGTATTATCTTTTCCAATTATTTTTACATCGCAATAAATTTTTTGTCCTTCGTGTCCTTCTACAGTCTCAAACTTTTCGCTTGTGCTTCTTTGTTGTATCTGGACTCTGACTGCATCAAAAATTTCTATTATCTCATAGGTATATCCAAATGATTCTAGTATTTCTTTCATTTTTAAAAAGTCCGACGAAGGCGTTATCAATCCATCGTCATCGATTTTGGCACTAGGAACGGGTCCACCATACCGACCTGTCACTAACAGAGTACCATGTTGTTTTGATACCATGAAAGCTGGACTCCCACTATCTCCACTCCACACGTTTGCCTTCAGACCTCGATTTATTTTATCCTTCACTGGAAGGNTGAAGTTGCTTGATCCACAGTCAGGACAATCGGAAATGGGATTACCGTTCACATCTTTTTTTTGTTTGCATGTGGTTTGCCATATTGCACCTTGTGGGGACTTAGTGAAAATTAAAGTATTTTTTAACCACCCTTTATATCCTCCGCTCATCGCCGTCGCGGGGATAACTGGAACTTTATTGTATATTCTTATACCAAGATCAGCGGGAACTTCATCTCTCAACTCAAGAATAACAGTGTCATTAAATTGATTTTCCGGAGGAGGGGGAATAAAAGTAGTTTCAAACTTTTTACCCTCCTTATTCATAAACGTCACTACTTTGCCAAGTTGATTTTGTGCTGCTGTCCAATAATGTTTACATGCAGCAACATGTTTAGGACTTACTAACATCATTGCAACATAACCAGAGTTATAAAAATTTATGTTTGCATCTTCTGAAGCTTGATCTGCATCCCACTCATCTTCCCAGCCGTTATTCACTGCGTTGTTTCTGGTGCATTTATTATTGTATCTTCTTGGTAATACCGCTAGTCCAGTAAAATCTACAGGATAGTCTTGGAGAAGCTCCGTATAACATTTTGGATTATATCCAATGGGTATTCCTTCTATCTTTTCCCCGGTTTGTCTGTTGAAAGACGCTTCGGGTTCATAAAGATATAGATCATGTAATGATGGTTTGTATTCTTCTATTGCGACCATTTTTTAAACTTCCTTTATGAAATATAAGGCTCCGAATACCAAGTGTATTCAATGCGTTGTGCTTCACCTGCTTCATCACCTATGTTCACATTAGCAGTTATTATCTCTTCCTCAGAAGGAGAGAAACTAGTAGTAGAAAGCGAAACGTCAGTAATATTTACTGGCTCTGATATTGCAGGAATATTTGATGCATTTTTAACTGGTGTTATTTCATAGTGACTATAGGCAAATGTTACCGTGCAAAACACAGGTTCTGAGTCCGAACTTACGGTAGAGAACTGGACACCACTCAAACCAACTGGAAACAAATTAAATATTTCTACTTGAAATTTTGGTTGATAAGAACTATTTAATATAGTGAAAAGACCTGTACTATGAAACTGCTCTGGTGATATTCTTTCATCATAGTTTGATACACCCGGACTACCAATGGAAGTAATCCAATCATATATTTCCAACCAGTTTTTCATAGTTTCATCTACCAAGAAAGTAACAGTTAGGTCTTCAAAAATATACTTACCGGAAGGGTGTGGTACATTGACACCAAAAGAGGTTGGGTGATCAACTTGAAGATTGCTTATTGATGGTAAATTAACCTGTTGTACAAATTCAGACAGATTCGGAATTCTTGGTGTATTGAACTGGAAGTAATTTACACCGAGGGCGTTGTGAGAACCTGTATAAGCTCCTTGAGTCCGCAACTCATAGTCAGACACCATTGGTGTGTTTAAACCGAATGTGAGTCCACTGGGAGCTTCTGATGGGTTAGTGAGTGACATACATTTCCTCCGTAGTATTTATATAAAAAAAAGGGGCGCCCCAAACGGGACGCCCCTGATTCTTTTAGTTACTAGTATTGTCAGGATCAGG